TTCTTTTGTTTACGCTTATATTATACCACCCATTGGCGCATTTGTCAATAGGTTTCGTATAATTTTTTTAGATTTTTTGATTTATTTTTCGACAACGTTTGTGATTACGTCGTCCACTACTTTCTCCGTTCCCTCGTCGGATATGGTGACGAGGACGGAAGAGCCGGACGTGATAGACCGGTCGAAATAACTCCACACGTTGCCGTCGTTGGTGACGATGTAGCCACAGACGCTGTTGACGGCGGTATATGTGCCGCTCTGGTAACGCTCCTGCTTGATGGGAGAGCAGGAGACTATTCCCAGCAGGATGATGAGGGCGAGTGATGTAAGTTTCTTCATGATTCAAACCTCTTCGAGGATTCCTTTGATTCGATATTTTTTCATTGTTATTTGCTCCATTGCTTTTCGTTTCGCTCTTGCTCTTCAGAGCCGGACTTTTACCGGCTGACGATTCCCGCCGAAGCGGGATAACTTTTATTATGAAATCGGTTTTGTGACGATGTTATAATAAAAGTTTGTTTCAAAGTAGTCCACCATGGCGTTTGATTCGTCATAGCGGTATGCGCTGATGATGGAGTTCACTTTTTTGATGGTTTCCATCGTTGCCGGTGTGTATACTTTATATTTGTCGAGGTGGTAAACGTTCAATTCGTTCTCAATTTCCGCTTCGCGATGGTATTCCGAGGCTGCCGCGCTGATTCTGATTTTCTCCTGTTCTTCGGCTGATGTTCGATTGCTGTAGTATTCTCCCACAGATATTGTTTGACTTTTGCCGTCCTCGTCATCATAATAAATCCAGTTTGCGGACGTGGGAATCTGATAATCAACGGCAAAATGCTGCTTTGTGACGTATGCGGATTGAGGGAGGGAAAGCGTGACAGTGATTGACTGCCCGCCGCTGTAAGTTTTACAGCGAACAGACGCACCCTTAATGCCCGCCGCTTTGATGTCAGCGCGGATGGCTTTTGATAAGTCCGCGCCGTAGAGGTGCTTATCAGACTTTGAGCCGTAGACCGCGCCACCGCCGAGGTAGCCGTCAGTGTAGACCGTCGCGCCCTCCGTCTTTTCTCCGGTGATGTCCTCGCCGTCTCTGTCTCCGGCGATGATGGCACTAACAAGCTCGTGTTCCTGCGCGTAGCCGTACCAACAGGACTTGACGTGATTCCAGCGCATTTTTAACGCCTTCAGGGCGTCGAGAGTTGCGCGGGACGGCTTGCCGTCAAAATACACCTCTCTGCTATTGTATTTATTATTTTCACGGATTTCGTAATTTGTCATTGTCTTGTTCCTTTCTTTTCGGCTGTCGGAGCTTGTGACCGTCTGCCGGGCTGCATTAACGGGATTTCTCCCGCCACTCTGCTATATTTCTACGTGCTCGGCGATGTAAATAAAAGTTTGACCTTTGTGCACTTCCAAGATGATAAAATGTGTCCAATCGATTTTAATTTAGCTTTCCGCGACCCCTTGCGGGGTTTCGGCTGGTTGCCGACCAGCCATCATCAGGCGGAGTTTAGACTAGTTTAGTCTGCGATGTAATATTCAACATAAATATAATTTGTCGTGTCGAATCGGGGACGGAGAATGATGTAGCCTTTGCCAAACTTACCCTTGTAAGATTCGACCTCTCCGGCTGACTTGCGGGAGATGTAGCCGCGGCGGCTGGCGATGTGGTGGAGCTTCATTGTTTTGGTGATTTCTTCGATGGTTTTCATTTTTGTTTCTCCTTTATTTCATTTTTTATTTTTTGGGGAGTTGCTTTTGCTCTCTCCCTTTGACACTTATATTATATCACTATTTGCGCAAATAGTCAATAGGTTTTGCACAAATACATCGAATAATATTACACAAATATATTACATCTATTTTGTGCAAATAGTATATTGACATTTGCACATTGCGCGTGCTAAAATTGGGGAAAAATGGAGGTGCTGAAAATGGCAGAATTTGACGCTACAAAATACGCAAACGACTACATAAAGCAATCATACGACCGCATTAATTTAACGACCGAAAAAGGCAAAAAATCCCAATGGACGGAGAAGGCGAAAGCGGCGGGGCTGTCGCTCAATGCTTACATCACAAGAGCGGTTGACAACTATGCAGGGATAGAGAATTTTACAAAAATAGAAGAAAGAGCGAAAGAAGAAGCGCGTCGGGAAGTCCTGGCGAAAGTCGCGGACGCACTAAAGTCGGGCAAGCAGCCGGACAAATCAGACTTTGACGAGGCAATAAAAAAGCGGTTGCAAGGTCTTATATAAGCAAGAGGGGCGCAAGCCTCTTTTCTTTTTGTTGTTAATATTTCAGACATAATTTACTCCCATCCCACACTTGACAAACGTATAGTTTAGTGCTATAATCAATCACGGGGGAGGGGGGGAGAGGAAGAAAAGGAAAGAAGAAGGAAAACAGCCTTAATATATCACTATTACCAATACAGCTATATTATAGTAATAAATGGGATTATGTTAATATACAATATTATTGTTATAATATAGTTATATAATAAATTATACGGAAGGGAGAAAGCAAAATGAAAGTTGAGCATATAGCAGACTTTGAGGCGCCGGAAGAACTTACAAATGTAGAACAACCGAAGAAGCGGAAGAAACAAGGGCGCAAGACAAGCAATCACAACAAAGCGATTGCAGCCCGAGAACGTTTGGAGTGTGAATTAAACGGATGTTCGGACCCGAGAACGCCGCTCACCGAAGTAAACCTCGATACGCTTACAGCTCTGCAAGAGCTTATGGCGTTGCCGGCTGTTGACTTGGACAGCGCGGACGAGGTCGAGCAGCGTTGCAACGACTATATATCATGGTGCAGCCGGTATCACGCTTTTCCCTCGCTAGCAAGTCTCGCCGTTGCTCTCGGAGTCGACCGTGTTACACTTATAGAGTGGGGGACTAAGTCGCGTATAGGACAGCGTCATTCTACAATTATAAAAAGAATGAAGACGCTCATAGCCGCAAACACCGTCCAAAAGGGCGCGGACGGCTCTCTCAATCCCGTATACGCGATGTTTTTACTTAACAACAGTTCACAAGGCTTTGCAAATAATACGCGCTTAGAGGTCGCACAAACGCCCACAGAGCAAATAGACGCGCCAAAACTTGATGATGTTATAGAGATATACGACAGCAAGGACATGAGCGACGTTTGAGACGCGCCACAAAGCCAAGAGAGCGACATATTCACGATTTTGCGACAGGGCAGGGAAGGACTTAGTTAAGCGTATAAAGCATTATGAGAGCGTACAGACACACCCAGGCAGACACATATCAAATTGGGCAAAATGAAGATTTTGTATAATTCGGGGAAGAGATACCCTATATGCGACACTGGGTGGTTGACGGCTGTAGAGCGGCGGGCGCGTGTTAGCCCCTCAAACATTCTCAAAAGTTAAAAAACTTAGGGCTTTTGTAATCAGGACTTTGTAAATGGCTTTGTTCTGTTTTTCGAAAATCGCGCAAAAACAAAAAAGACCTCCGAGGTGTGTATGAGATATGTCGATATATACGTTTTCGGAGGTTTTATTGAAGATAGCGGAATTGGGTATTGGCAGACACTGTTGAGGTATGGAAAGCGCGAGAAATACATTAGCGGAAGAATCGCCGGATGGAACTCAATACGGTGTACGATGGTAGCTATAGCCGAAGGGTTGAAAGCATTGAAAGAACCGTGTAACGTTACGGTATATACACAATGTGACTTTATCCCGAAAACGTTTGAAGTCGGATGGAGAAGGAAAAGCAATCTGGATTTGTGGATGGTAATAGATGATTCTGCGGCTGTTCACACGGTACAGTATAGGTGGTATCAGAAGATAAAGTCTGTATTTCGTGATTATTTCAGGCGGACGGAAGAGGTGAACGAGAATGGAAGCACTGCAAGCGGAGATAATGGCGGGCGAACACACTGATAGGCGTTATCTTGACGTAGCGGAAAATATTCTTTCTCACATCAAAGCCGAGCCTGAGAACATGAAACATTATACGGCTATGTATTCGGTGCTGTCTTCGATGAATAGCTGTGCGGAAAAGTGGCGGTATTCGGAGGTTTTGAAGAGATATTGCACCGAGCGAATTATACAAAATAAATCGAAAGACGCAAGTTCTCTTTTTAAGGCTGTGCTTTTGCTTGAAGCGCAGGGATTAAGGCTTGACAGCTATATGCAGTATATAGAGCTTCAGCGAGAGCCGGAGAAAAGATTCTGGATTCCGCGAAGAAAGCAGCTCGAGCCTGTATGCCGCGCAATGCAAAAACTTGTGGACGGAGAACTTGACATATTATCTATATCTGTTCCGCCCGGTTGCGGCAAAAGCACGCTTGAAATTTTCCTGCATTCGATGATGATAGGCGCGTTTCCCGACAGCTGTTCCCTTGCTTCGGGACATTCGGGAACGCTTACTAACTCAATATATGACGGCGTAAACAGCATTCTTTCAGACCCTGATTATTTATGGCACGACGTGTACCCTGCCGCAGGCACGATTATAACCAATGCAAAGGAACAGACAATAGACCTCGGCAAGAAACACCGCTTTTCGTCTCTTACCTGCCGTGCTATAGGTGCTTCCCTTACAGGTGCTACGCGTTGTGAAAAGCTTCTGACCGCCGATGACCTTGTGTCGGGTATTGAGGAAGCATTGAGCATAGACCGTCTTGACAAGCTCTGGACGGCTTACACAAACGATTTGAAGTCAAGAAAGAAGCTGAATTGTAAGGAACTGCACATTGCTACAAGATGGTCGGTGCATGACCCTATAGGGAGACTGCAAACAATGTACGCGGATTCTCCGAAAGCTCAGTTTCTCGTAATGCCTGCGGTTGACGAGGACGGCGAAAGCAATTTCAATTACCGCTATGGTGTCGGCTTTGATAAGGCGTACTTCGAGGACATGAAAAACAACCTCGACGATTGTTCATGGCGGGCTTTGTTTATGAATCAGCCGATAGAGCGCGAGGGACTTCTCTACAACGAGGACGAACTCAGACGTTATTTTGAACTTCCATCGGATTCGCCGGACGCTGTTATATCTGTGTGTGACACAAAGGACAAAGGGGCGGACTACTGTGTAATGCCTATTGCTTACCAGTACGGCAATGACTTCTACATCGAAGAAATAATCTGCGACAACAGTAATCCCGAAATAGTTGAAACAAGGCTAGTTGAGGTTCTTTTACGGCACAAAGTCAAATTGAGCCGCTTTGAATCAAACTCTGCGGGCGGAAAAATCGCGGAAAAGGTTCAAAAAGAGGTAAAATCGCGCGGCGGAATCACAAGGATTACTACAAAATATTCGACAGCAAACAAGGCTACGCGAATTATAGTTGATTCTCCGTTTGTCAAAGAGCATTTCCTATTCAAAGATAACAGCATTATAAAGAACAACAAAGAGTATAAACGCGCTCTCGGTATGCTTTGCAGTTATACTATGGCGGGAAGAAACGCACATGACGATGTACCCGACGCATTCTCAATGCTTTCAGACTTCATTCAATCATTTGAGACGCAGACGGTAAGATTAATACAAAGACCTTATTGAGGTGGCTATGGAAGAAGAGAAACACGCGCACCGTCTCAAGTACGTCAAAGAAGACGCGCTTATTATAATCAACGAGATTTTAGAACGTGGTAATGACGTTAAAATAAAGAAATCTCGCGAAGAGGTCACTATACTTGAAATAACCGCTTCGAGAAAAGCTAAATACACTATAAAAACGCTGTAACAATCGGGTTGCAGTAAGAGCCGATAGGGGCTATTCGTATGGAAAACATACGGGTAGTTCCTATTTTTGTTTACACGGAGGTTTTTCTTGTGCTTGAAAATGATATTGTTCGCCTTGCTACTTGTGATAGCCTTCATGGTCGGCGAAAGATACTAACGAACAAACAAAAAATAACCAGCGACAATGTTGTGTTCGTGCTTGGAAATTCACTCGGCTTCGACAGCGCAAATGTCGCGGAAATAAATTACTTATATGACGTTTATCGCGGAATAATGGATATCCGCTATAAAGACAAATCCGTGAGACCCGACAACAACAACAAGGTCACTATCAACCTTCCGAACAAGATAGTTACTTTTAAATCCTCGTTCTTCCTAAGCTCTCCCATTCAGTATGTAGCGGCTAACGGAAAAGAGGATATATCCGACAAGGTAGCTTATCTGAACGTTCTTATGACTTCCGAAGGAAAAGAATCAAAGGACAAAGAGTGCTCGGACTGGATGCACATCTGCGGAGTTGAACCGAGGATGGTTCTTCCCGACCCCGACAACGAGAAAGACGGCAGTCCCGCAGCTCTTTATTCCCTTGACCCGAGAGAAGCGTTTGTTATCTACTCTTCGGGCATTGGCAGAAAACCTCTCGCGGGTGTACTGAAACAGTACGACGAGGACGATAACCTCATTTACTACGTTTATGTGCCGGAAGGAAGATACACCGTAAAGGGTAATGACGTTGTAGACTGGCTTGCTTACGACTTCGGGCGCGTTCCGATAGTGGAATATCCGCTGAATGAAGCTCGTTTGGGAGCGTTTGAGACGGTTCTCTCGCCTATCAACATGATAAACACTCTTGAGTCCGCTCGTGTTGACAATGTTGTTGACTTTGTAAACGCCTATGACGTGTTCCAAAACTGCGAAATCGACGAGAACACATACAAGGAACTTGCAAGGGGCGGTCAGTGTATCTGCATCAGAAGCGGTCAGGGAACGGAAGCAAAGGTTTACCGCATATCCTCTGAAATCTCGCAGACGGGCGTTCAGACGGAAATAGACGCGCTGTATGACTACATTGATGAAATAACGGGTATGCCGACAAGAGCCGGAGATTCAGCCGCAGCAGACACGGGCATGGGAACGAGATTCCGCAACGGTTGGCAGGATGCTTCCGCGAGAGCTAACGACACTGAAAAGCTATTTGCGCGTTCAGAAAGAGAGATTCTGAAGCTGATTCTCAAAATTTACAAAGACAAGGGCATTCTCGACCTTGACCCGACTGACGTTAAGATTCAGTTTACCCGCGAAAACCTCACCGACATTCAATCGAAAGCACAGGTTCTTTGCGAACTGCTCAACAATGAAAAGGTTCATCCGCGCGACGCTTACGACATTTCCGGTTTGTTTACAGATGTAGAAAATGCATATCAGCGCGGTATGGAGTGGTATGAAGAAGCACAGTCCGAGCTTGAAAACAGCTTAGAAAAGGAGCTTGAGAATGCAAGAACGTTACATAACGACGGACAGAGCGATAGAAATACTGCGGAAGAAGACAATACGGCGGTTTGAAAAAGCTAAGTCCTCAATAAGGCTTGCTAAATTCGACGAACTTCACGTTATAAAGACCGTCGCGACGCTTTACAAGAACCTTGATAACGATTTTCGGGAAACGATGTTGGAACTTGCCTTTGCCATATATGAAGAAATAGGTGAAGAAGTAAGCCGATACGGTTACAAGGACATCGGAAAAATTTCCGCAAAAGCAAAAAAGACCCTTGTCGAGACTGTCCTCTCGTCTCCGAATTCCGTAACAAAGTACGAATACGAGAACGAAGTCTTAAGAAAGCGCGACAGGCTTTCAGAAGCTCTCAGGGCGCGTTCGGACGTTAACAGCGAGTGGAGACGTGCAGTAAGCCTATGGTCGAATATGACCGCCCAATACGCCGATATAGTGACTGACGAGACGGCACTCAGAGCATACAAGGACGCGGGAGTTGAGTATGTGATGTGGGTGACGCAAGAGGACGAAAAGGTATGCGAGATTTGCAAGCCGCTTGACGGAGAGATATTCCCTATTAACGAAGCGCCCGACAAGCAACACTGGCATTGCAGATGTTACCTCGCACCTATAGAAAGAAAATAACGGATATACGGCTCATGCCTTAATATATCAGCGGCAGAGAAGTCGCTTTATAAAATTCGCAGACTGCGGAGATGCAGTATAAAAGCGCAAAAAATATCAGGTCAGAGAAGACCGAAAAACGCAAGGAGAATTTATTATGCCTAACATTGACACCTCAACAATCGAAGGATTCGACGCAATGAGCGCGGAAGACCAGGTCAAGGCTCTTCTCGGACTTGATATCCCTGAAAAAGTCGACTTATCGGGATATGTAAAGAAAGAGCTGCTTGACAAGACCGCGTCTGACCTCGCGGCGGCAAAGAGAAGCCTTAAAGAGAAAATGACTTCCGAAGAAGCGGCTAAGGCTCAGTCCGACGAAGCAATGAAGGAACTTCAGGACAAATACAATGAACTGCTGAAAAAGACCTCTATTGCAGAGAACACCGCTAAATACCTGGAAGTCGGATACTCTCCCGAACTTGCAAAGTCTACCGCAGAAGCAATATTCAACGGTGACATGGATGCGGTTCTCGAAAATCAGAAGAAATATAACGCCGAATGTGAAAAGAGGTTCAAGGAAAATATTGAACGCGGGCTTCATCCGAACGGTGGGAGCAACACTGAAAAAGACAGTCCTGAAATTGCTCTCGCTAAGAAATTCGGCAAACAGAAAGCGGATGCACGTTCAAGTTCTCAGGAAGCACTTAATTACTATATCAAGAGATAAGGAGATATGTAAATGAAATTCACTTCAAAAAGCGCGGGCGAGATGTTTACTATTCTCGCATCCGACAATTACAACGCAATTCCCATTACAGTGGGCGGCACATCCCTTGTTAAAGCCGGAACTCCGCTCACAGCAAGCGGCACAGCTCCCACAAGCGGTGTTACGGGTGCTGTAGGCGTACTTCTTTATGACGTTGACCCGACAATCAATCCCAACGGCGCAATCGTTGTACAGGGTGTCATAGATGGCGTTAAGGCAAAGGCTCATTCCGGCGTAGACATTTCCACAATCGGAACCGTTGTCTCCGGACTTGTTGTACGCGGTGACACCGGCGTAACTGAGTAACAATGAACAGGAGGTATAACTAATGGATTTTCTTAATCTTTTTACACCTAAAGCTGTAGCGGCTAACTATACAGAAGCCGCTTCAAACAAAATTCCCTATTTCGGCGCGTCTCTCTTCCCCGCTAAGAAAAAGGCGGGACTTGACCTTGCGTGGTTTCAGGGTGCGGGCGGACTTCCTGTTTCTCTCGCTCCTACCGCGTTTGACGCAAAGGCTACTTTCCGTTCAATCGGCAATGTTACAAAAGTAGAAACAGAAATGCCGTTCTTCCGCGAAGGATTCCTCATTTCCGAAAAGGACAGACAGGAACTTATCCGCGCTTACGATGCCAACGACCCTTATATACAGGCTGTAATTGACCGTATATTCGATTTTACCAACAACCTTGTTGAGGGTGCGGAAGTTGTTGCCGAAAGAATGAGAATGTCCCTTCTCTTCCCTTCCGGCGGCGACGTGAAGATTACATTTAAGGCAAACGGCGTAGCTTACGAATATAACTACGATTCGGCAAGTGCATGGAAGACAAGCAACTACTCTTCCCTCACTACTACCGCTCTTTGGTCGGCTCCCAGTACGGCAGACCCGATTAAGGACTTTATGACAATGGCTGACAAGGCAGCAAGCGTTTCCGGCTCTGTCGTAAGATATGCCGTAATGTCAAACGATACATTTAACAAGATGATTGCAACAGAAGCGGTAAAGAACCGTTGGCTCTCCGCTTCCGGCATTAAGGCGGGATATCTCACTCCCGGCGACGCTACCAGTGCCATTGAATCAGCTACGGGCATTACTCCCGTTGTCTATACAAAGAAGTATAAGGACGAGAGCGGCACGGTTGCTTCGTTCGTTCCCGATGGATATGTAACGTTTATTCCTGAAGGAAACCTCGGCTCAACATGGTACGGCACAACTCCCGAAGAAGCTGACCTTATGCGCAAGCCTGACACGGAAGTTTCCGTTGTGAACACAGGTGTTGCCATTACCAGAATCATAAAGGAACACCCTGTAAACACCGAAATCCTCGCTTCCGAAATCGTTCTTCCTTCCTACGAGAGAATGAACGAAGTTGTAACTCTCAAGGTAACTGCCTGATGATTTACCTCACACCTAAATATTCGGTTAATTACCGTGGTGTGTGGCACAATGCGGGAGAAAAGTTTGAGATATCTTCCTCCGATACTGCGGAACTTTCGGCGCACGGAGTGATAACCGAAGAAAAAGAAAAGACTGTTGTAGCGGAAGAAAAGCCGAAGACAACAACTAACACACGCAAAAAGAAATGAGAAAGGCGGGAGAAAATGACCGACATTGAACGCTTGAAAATCAGAACGGAAGAAAGTGATACACGCATTCTCTATGAGCTGCTTGAAAGCGCGGAAAATATCATAATCTCCCGCCGTTTCCCCTTTGGGGGAGATAATGCTACATTTGAAGAACGGTACAGAGACCTCAAAATACGCATAGCGGAAGACATGTACAACAGGCTCGGCGCGTCTGGGCAGCTCTCTCATTCCGAAAACGGTATTGACAGAAAGTGGAGTTCCGAATGGGTGTCCGAACAGCTTCTAAATGAAATCATTCCGAAAGTAGGCAGACCGACATGAGATGTTTGAGAAAGAACAAGCGCGAATTTTGGTATGCACTCTATCTCGGAAACGAGGACGGAAAAGACGAAAACGGACTATACACGGGAGAACACACTGCGAAATACTCAACTCCGAAGAAGTATAAGGCTAACATATCGGCGGCTAAGTCGGCTTCGATGTATGGCGACGTTATAGTTGAAACGTTCGGAACGGATATACAGTACGACAAAATTATTGTGATAGATGAACCGAATTTTGAGATTGACGAACACACCGTATTGTGCATCGACAAGCCTTTGACCTATGACACGAACGGGCACATGGAATACGACTACATTGTAACAAAAGCTGCACGGTCGTTAAACAGCGTTTCCTATGCGATAAGGCGGGTGACGGTCGACGGATGATAAACATCAGAATAAGAAACACGTGGAAAGTCGCGCGTCAGATAAAGGACTACACGCGCAGTCTCGGTGCAAAGCTGAACACGTTTCTTGAAAAACTCGCCGACATAGGCATAACGCAGGCGGCAATCCATTTCCAAAGTGCGGAGTATGACGGCGTAAACGATGTTGTGGTTGATTCTTCGCCGACATGGCTTGACGAACATACGCTTGCCATCAACGCTTCAGGTGAATCAATACTGTTTATCGAATTCGGAACCGGCGTATATAATCCCGTGACGCATCCCAAGGCTGACGAACTCGGCATGATTCGTGGTGCATACGGCAAGGGCTACGGTCAAAACTACACATGGTACTATCGCGGAGACCCCGGAACGAACGGTGAAGACCTCGGCAACGGAAGAATAAGAACTCACGGCAACAATGCCAACCGCTGCATGTGGGACGCTTCCGAGGAAATGCGCCGAAGAATATACGATATCGCAAAGGAGGTGTTCTCATGATTGACATTGAAAACGTGCTTTACACGGAGCTTTACAATGCGCTCAAAGAGAAGTTTCCTGCTCTGTCTATATCGGGCGTTGAAGAGCGTTTGCCATCGTCATTTCCGTTTGTGAGCGTTGTGGAAGCGGACAATCTTGTGCGTTCGGACACGATTGACAGCTCTAACCGCGAGAATCACGTGAATCTGCTTTATGAGGTGAATATTTACTCCAACAAAGCGGGAGAACGCAAAACGGAAGCGAAAGCAATTCTTGCTGAAATAGACCGACAGCTCACCATGCGCGGATTTTTGAGGACTGCGGCGCAGCCTGTTTCTTTAAACGACGGCACGATTTACAGAATTATCGCACGTTATACAGGATGTGCGGACAAGAATAATGTTATCTATAGGAGGTAATTTAGATGGCTATACCTACCCCTGTAACCTCGATGGGCGTATTCCTGATGAAGAAAGACACAGGAAGCACATACACAAAGCTCATTGATATAAACTCTTTCGGCGACCTCGGCGGTACTCCCGAAACGCTTGATGCTACAACTCTTTCGCATTACGTATCTGTCAGTGTACTCGGCATTCAGCAGCAGGAAAGCATTGAGTTTGAAGCTAACTACACCAAGACGGAATATAAGGCTCTTGAGGCAGGTCAGAACACCGAAACAGACCTTTCCGTATGGTTTGGCGGTACAAGTGCGAACGACGGCACATACACGGCAACAGGTATTAACGGCAAGTTCAATTTTAAGGGAATGTACTCTCTTAAAGTAAACGGCGCGGGAGTAAACGAAGTTGTTCATTGCACCGTCACCGTAACCGCGCTGACAGCTCCCTCACTTTCAGACGATACCTGATTAAAGAAAGGAAATATAAACCATGGCTAACAGAACTACAATTCAGTTTGAATACAACGGAACAGCATATACCCTCGGCTACACAATTGCATCGCTCAAACGACTTGAAAGGAGCGGATTTTCCTTCGGAAACCTTGAAGACCATCTTCTGACGGCGCAGGAAGACCTTTTCTGTGCGGCTTTCGATGCTTTCCACAAGAATGTACCGAGAAATGAAAGAATAGCTATTTACAAGGAATTTGCCAATTCGGAAGACGGAGAGGAAGGCGAAACTGCAAACACTCTTTCCGACATCCTTTTCAGAATGGTAAATGAGGTAATCGAAGAAATGTCTCCCAAGGGAAACGTGAAGTGGAAGACGGTGAAGGGATAACACCATCTTCCGGCGATACGGGCATAACTGACGCTGAACCGACAGTTGACAAGCCGTGGTTTGCGGAGTATGCGGATAATATGTGCTCCTACTATATGTCTATAGGAGTTCCCTATGACACATACTGGAACGGAGACTTTACAGAACTTCGCTACTACCGAGAAGCAGAAGAATACAGACAGGAGCGAGATAATTATGCGGCGTGGTTACAAGGAATCTATGTATACGAGGCTGTAGGTTGTCTCGCTCCTATTCTTCATGCTTTTGCAAAACGCGGTACAAAGCCCGGCAAATATCCCGAAAAGCCGTATTCCGTAACCGAAAGGCAGAGAAAAGCCGAGGAAGAAGCGGAAAAAGCTAAAAAACAAGCGGAAGTACAAAATCAAGCGTTCTCGTGGCTTTCCGCTATGCGACAAAAATTCAGTGGAAAGGAGAACAAAAACAATGGCTGACGGAACAATAGACAATCTACAAATAGTAGTCACTGCCGAGACAAAGAAGGCGGAAAGCGCGCTGAAAAATCTTGTGAAAACGCTCGAACCGTTCAAAAAGTTTGCAAGCGAAATGGGTTCGGCAAGCGGCATCGACAAGATGGTGGACACAAACGGTATCAAGAACGGCACGTCTGCACTTAGGAAAATGAGTGAAGAAGCCGCGAAGGTATCTAAACAATACAAAGTTACTGTAGGCTCTTATAAGCAGCTTATTGCGATGAGCAAAAAGTTGAAATCAAACAGCGGGAAAATCACAGATGATTATGGCATAACGGAAGCTGTCAATAGATACATGGACGCGAGAAAAGCCAAGAAGAGCGGCAGCGGAATTAATACCGGCGGAATGTCTGTGCCGTTTGATTGGGAAAAGTACAATGCCAAAGCGAAAAGGCAAAGAGCTGAAATACAAAAAGCTATGTTCGATTCAACGCTTGATTCCATGTTTGCCAAACCCACCTCAACGATGAAGAAGCAGTTTAACGACATACTCAAGTCAGCGGGCAAAGAGACAAGTCAAAGCGACATACTCGAAAGCCTTATCAAAAACGCGGAACAGCTTGACACTGTGGAAAAACCGCTTGCTTCGATATCGGCGAAATTTGGCGAACTCAAAGCCAAAGCAAAAGGTGCTGCGAAGTCTATAAAAGACCTCGGCAAGCAGATGAGCAAGAGTTTCAAGAACTCGGTTCTCGGCGAAACTATCGGCAAGGTTGCGGGTTCATTTGAAAGAATCCTTCGTTATCGTACCGTGAATGAGTTCTTGAAACAGATTGCTAAAGCATTCAGCGAGGGCGTAAAAAACCTATACCAATATAGTAAAGCTATGGGGACTGACTTTGCAAGCAGTATGGACAGTGCCGCTACTTCTCTGCAATATTTCCGAAATTCTGTAGGTGCTATGACAGCTCCGATACTCAATGCGCTCATTCCCGTATTCGATTCGCTCATTGATAGAATAGTCGAGGGTGTAAACTGGCTGAATCAGCTTTTCGCGAAAATGACTGGTGCTTCTTCGTGGACTAAGGCTATTCGCCAGCAGAAAGAATATGCGGAAGCGGCTAAGGATTCGGCGGCTGCTCAGAAACAGCTCCTTGCGGGATTTGACGAGCTGAACGTTATATCGAGCACTGGCAGTTCTTCCGGCAAGACCACACCCGACTACAGCGGAATGTTTGAAGAGGTGACAATGGAGAACATATCGTCAAGCGTTACGGAGTGGTCGGACAGGCTTCTTGACACATGGGCGAAAATCAAAGAGTATGCAACAGAAATTGTGGCGGCTCTTGTCGGTATAAAGGTATCGGAGCTGTTCGGAGGAGGGTTTGGCACATCCGCTACGCTTGCTATATCTTTTGCGGGACTTGCGTTTGAGTTTGATGGAATAAAGAATCTTGTTTCAGGCGAAGTGACGAAAGAAAATATACTTAAAGCGGTTCTCGGTTCGCTTGCTACTATAGCGGGACTTACCGTTAAATGGGGCAAGGCTGGACTTGTGATAGGCATACTAGCTACAATTGCTACGGCTATTGCAGCTGTCAAGGTTGGACTTGATGAGAAAAAACAAAAATTTCTCGACACGCAGGAACTTCACGCCAAAATCCAGAAAATTGCAGACAAGGCAAAGATAGACCTTGAAATAGCGGCTGAATTGCAATTGCGTGTAGACAAGCTCGATGCTCCGGTAAAAGAGGTTGAGCTAAAAATGGCTACACTTAAAAAGCTTATAAACGAAGCGTTCAAACTCAACGACATTCCGGCGGAACAAAGAACCACAACGGAAGCAGAACTTTTGAAAACTCTCGTAAACGAAATCAATTCAATGGGGATTATAGAAATTGAAGTTGACGACAAGGGTTCTATCATTCAGACGCGCGACGAACTTGACAAGCTCATCAAGTCGCGAGAAAAGGAACTTCTGCTTGAAGCGTACAATGAATCAATCAAAAACGCATACATCCTGCAATCGGACGCTGAATATAAACTTATCGAACTAAAGCAAGATAATATAGAAGCTACGGAGAGACAGAAAGAAGCACAACAGAAGATATATGACCTTATCAAAAGCGACAACAAGGGTTTCCTTGATTCTCTCGGGCTTAACACAAGAGCGTTGCAGGACATTACAAGCGCGAGTGATATAACAACCGACAGCATACACTGGTTAAGCGTAAAAAACGCAGAACTTGCAAGCGTTTTAGGCGGAGAACTGTCAACTCAATTTATATCATGGATGGACGACCTCGCAGACGCGGAAGGAGCCGTTAAAGATACATCACTTGCGGTTAATAATGCGGAAACTGCGCTCCAAGACGCGGCGGATAAAGTCGATTATTTCAGCGGAAAAGTCAAAGACCTTGACGGTATGACCGCAGGTGTCACTATTGATGTAAAAGCCGATTTCAGCAAGGTTGAGGAAGCGAGAGAAAAGATTCGCAAGACTAAGACGGATTCCATTGTTGACGATTTGCTTTTCGGTTCTCTCGATAATCAGTTTGCGGACGGCGGTTTCCCGACTATGGGACAGTTATTCGTTGCGCGTGAAGCAGGACCCGAATTGGTAGGCACTATAGGCGGCAGAAACGCTGTTGCGAACAACGGTCAGATTATAGCGGGCATTCAGGCGGGTGTCACAAACGCTATGAACGGTGTACTCCGCGCGAACAGTACCGGCTCGGATAAGGATACCGCAGAGCAGAACAAACTTCTCAGAGAACAAAACAGACTGTTACAAAAGATTGCTGACAAGGAACTTTCGATTTCTCCGTCTGTCGCTTTGGGACGCGCGGTAAAACGCTCCCAGAAGATGGTTGAACAGGTTACGGGTGGTTAAACATGATATCATTACTCAATTACACAATGGGAATAAAGTTCGGGGGGGTTAGTATTCCCGACCCTTCCGAATGGAATCCCTCAATAGCAGACGTTGATGAAAGTGCAGAGAGAGACGCGACTTCTGTTTTGCACAGAAACCGTGTGGGACAGAAGATAAACTTCGGTTTCAAGTGGAACTGTCTGACATGGGCGGAAATGGCTTCAATACTCAACGCCGTCAATTCCGACAGTTTCACGGCAGTCTGCCCAGACCCGTATCAAAAAGGAGGGACGCGCTCCGGCACATACTACGCGGGCGACAGGTCGGCAACAACAAAATACTACTGGATTGACAAAGAAGAAGTTGCGCGGTTCGATTTGTCGTTCAACATCATTGAATTTTAAGGGGGGATAACGTGTCACAGGCTTTATCCAATCTTGCCGTAGGCTCAAAAGTCAAGTTCGGCAAGTATCAAGTGAACACAGAGGAAGCGCAGCCTATAATATGGACTATTGTTGCGAAAAATCATGTTTCCACTCCCGCTTATCCTTCGAACTCGGTAACTCTTCACACTACAAAAATAATTGATTTAAGGTGCTTTGACGCTAAAGAACCGAACAATACGGCTTTTGGAAGAAGGGACTACGGAAATAACCGCTATGCTGTGTCGAACTTAAAGCAGTGGCTCAATTCAAGAGCGGCGGCTAACGCGTGGTATTCTTCACAGCATAGCTATGACCATTCGCCGAATTCGTCAGTTTACGTAAACAACGGAACGCAATATGCATCAAAAGCAGGATTTCTCAGCTTGTTCTCCGATGATGAGTACAACGCGATACTTGACACGTCAATACTCACCGCGAAACCTACAGAAGACGGGGGAGGTTCCGAGACTATTGTTGCTAAAGTCTTTCTGCCGTCAAAAACCGAAGTTGGATGCGGTCAGGAAAACTTTATTTCCGAGGGCGCGGCATGGAAATATTACGAAAGCGATTCTTCGCGTATGGGGTACTTGACTACACAATGTTTCGGCAACACTGCGTCAAGCTCAAAACCCGACAGCAAAGATGAAGCGTGGCTATGGTGGCTCAGAAGTGCCGACTATTCCATGACATCCAACATTAGGACTATAGACACCGACGGAGGAGCGATAACAAAAAATGCATATAACGGCAGTGTCGGCGTTCGCCCTGCTTTGAACCTCTCTTCTTCTCAGCTCGTTTCGGACACTGCGGATTCAGACGGATGCTATACGGTCATGTTTGCAAACCCTTTAACACCTCCAGCTCCGGCGACTATTACTGTTCCTTCGGCAATCACGGTGGGAGACAGCATAGCGGTTTCGTGGGGTGCTGTGTCCGGCGCAGACAGTTACACGCTTGAACGTTCTGTAAACGGCGGTGACTTTACTCAAGTATACAGCGGCATAGCGACTTCATACACGGACACAGCCCTCGCAACATGGAGCAAGGTTCAATACAGAGTTGCTTCCGTAAAAGACAATGTTTCATCCAATTGGACTACAAGTGTAGAGAAAACTGTTGAAGCAAAAGAACCCGAACCGACAATCCCGTCAATGCCCGAGACTATAACAGTTCCTGCCCTCACTGCGGGAGAATCGGCAACAATCACATGGGCGGGCGTTTCAAATGCGGCGGGATATGCGCTACAACGTTCTGTGGACGGCGCAAGCTACATGACGGTATATCGGGGCGAGAACACATCTTACGTCGACACAGTAGGCTCTGCGTGGCTTACAGTACAGTATAGAGTATGCGCTTACGATTCAAACAACAACAGTTCGGACTACAAGACTTCGGACGTGATTAGCGTTGCTCAACCTATCGCGAGTTTACTTGAAGCTATACGCGCTCATACCGAACAGGATATCAAGATAACTTTTGCCGACAACACGGTTCTCGGAAAAGCTGACGTTGCGATAACGGGTGATGGTGTTAAGATTACTGACATTCTGAACGGAGACACTGACTATACTTTTGGCAAAGCTGTTTGTAAACAAGTTGAAATGACGTTGTTCAATGTTGACAACAAGTTTAACAACTTCGATTTTACACAGGAATTTACTTTGCAAATAGGCGTTAAGGTCGGCGCGGCATTTCAGTATGTGACGGTCGGCGTTTTCAAAGGCGAGAGACCCGACAAAGTTCGCGGCAAGCTCATAGACTTTACCGCTTATGACCGTATGCAGAAGTTTGAAGTTTCTGCTTCGGATTTCATCGAAAACATGACATTCCCCGTCACTCTCGGCGCGGTTTTCTCTTCCCTTTGCGCCGCAGTGGGTGTTGAACCTATCACGACAACGTTTACAAACTCTACAAAAAACTTTACTTTCAATCCGTTCTCAACCTCGGACTACACGGCGCGTGAAGTGCTTGCGTGGATTGCGGAAGCGGCGGGCTGTTACGCGAGAGTAAATGCGGATGGCAAAGTTGAGTTAAACACATTTACAACAAACTCCTACAAAATTCTCAAAACAGACCGATTTGAGATGAGCGAGAGTGAGTTTGAAACTCCCGTTATAGGCAAACTCGAATGTTACACGTCATACGGAGACCAGCTCGTGACTGCGGGTACGGGAACAAACACTTATGTTATCAGCGACAATCCGTTTCTGTACATCGAGAACGACACGGAGATATCTGCGCTACAGCCTTATGTGAACGCGATTTTTGCAAAGGCTTCACTCTTCCCTGCTTATTCTCCTATTGCGGTACGTGCCGAATGGTATCCCGAAATTAAATGCGGAGACATTATCACTGTAGTTAATGATTATGACGAGGTGAAAACGCTCCCGATATTCTCCCAAACAATCAAATGGAACGGATTCGGCAAGGTTGAATATGAATCAACGGGCGGACTGGTACGCGAGATTGAGCCGGTACAGCAACGCGAACTTGAAGCAATCAAGAAGTCAATGCTACGCGACACGGATTTATCTACAGCTGTAGAGAGTTATCTGAACACGCAGGAGGGCAAAGCCTCTATTACCTCTGCTGTAGAGGGTAAATTCGTTGAGGTGTCGAGCGGAAGCACGATAACCACAACAACGGCAATCGAACAGCTTATACAGAAAACCGAGAAAGGCATTGAATCAAAAATATCCCTGTCGGCTTCCTATGGTTCGGGGACAATCGGTTCAAACGTCCGCGCGCTTTTGACTTTGTTTGCAAATGCCGACAGTTCATCCATACGTCTTTCTGCGAACGCGCTTGACCTTACTGCTACGGAAACTGCGGGAAGCACGTCAGAAGTTTCGGCGGGAACATGGAGCTATGCACCTTGGTATTTCGGTGATGACATACCCGTAACTCCCGAGGAAGCATATGATTTCACGCTGACCTCTGACGGATATTACACTTCTCAGAATGCGGGTGTTGCAAATTCATACGCATATGGCGGATTTAAGTTCACTTTCACTAAGCCTACGCAGGTGAAATTCCGTTGCATATCCTACGGCGAAAGCGATTATGACTACGGCATAATGTCCAACCTTGACACTAGTCTGTCGACAGATAGCACTGCGGATTCAACGGGAGTTTACCACAGCTTCAAAGGAGAATCGAGCGCAACGCCACAGACGTTTTCAATGACAATTCCAGCAGGAAATCATTATGTGTCGTTCAAGTACATCAAAGACGGTTCGAACGACAAAAACGGAGACTATTTCAAAGTCAAATGTTTCACAACAACGCAGTCACGCGGCAAGGCTACAATATCTCTGAAAAGCGGAAATGTTCAAATTTCATCGGCTGATATCAACTTCAACGGACTTGTAACGTTTACAGACCTGTCAACAAGCGGTGCAACAACAATAGACGGCGGCAATGTCATCACAGACAACCTTTATGTCAACAAGGTATTTTTTGCGGAAAACGAGAACTACACTATTGTCACATCAAAGATGAGCGCACAAAACGGTGTTGTTCAAGTCGGTGTACAGTCTCCAATATCGGGAATGGCGGCGTTCCTTGAATTGTACGGTTCGTTTATCTATTTTATAGACCCAGACAGTTCGTCTACAAACTATCAGTTGCAGGTGCAGACAGCTAACAGGAAAATAATCCCCGGAGGTAACGGATATTGGGATATAGGAGGCGTGCAAAACTATTTCAAAACGCTATATGTCGAAAAAATAATCTTTGGTGACAACTCATCTCAAACCACAGCACCATAAAGGAGATAACACAACATGAAAATGTCAGATTTAATCTATGCGCAGGAAGCGTTCAAAAAACTCTGTGCGCAGAACCTGTCGCTGAAAACGTTATATAGGCTCTTCGGCTTTCTCGACAAGATAGAAGCGCAGATGAAGTTCTACGACGTTCAGCGAATGCGAATTCTCGGCGAGTATTGCAGGCTTGAAAACGGCAGATATGAGCCTATTGCGGAAACGGAAGCGGAGTTCAACCAAAGATTCAATGAGCTTATGAACCTTGATGTTGACCTCGGAGATACCGAACTGCCGATAGAAATATCGGAAAACGAGGATATAAAGTTATCCTACAGTGACTTAACCACACTTAGGAAATTCATCAAGCTCACAGGAGGTGAAAATGAATGCTAACCACAATACACATCACGGTGCGTGACAGAGTGCCGACAATCACGGCTGGCGAGGACGTTATATCGCACAACTCGGACTATGTCGCGGAGTTTGAGTTTGACGAAGAGTGGCAGGACAAGGTCAAGACCGTGTACTTTGTCTGCGAGGACGGCAGCTATCAGGCGGTTGTGATGAGCGGAAACTCATGCGGCGTGCCTATGCTTGACGGCGAGCACAGACGTATCTTCGTCGGGGTGCAGGAAGGCTCAGCCGAAAAGCCGAGCGTACTCAAGACATCGCGTCCGTGCTGTCTCAAAGTCGCGGACAGTATCGCGGACTTGCTCGGTCAGCCTATACCGGACCCGACACCCGACGTATACCAGCAGATTATAGCAATGCTTGAAGACATCAAGAAAGGCGAGGTGTCGCCCGAAGACATCCAAAAAGCGGTTGACAATTATCTCACCGAAAATCCGATTAGCGTAGATATCGCGACTACGGAAAAAGCGGGCATTGTCACTGTCGGAAAAAACCTATCAATTACGAAAGACGGCGTATTGTCAGTAGATACTACCGATAGCGCCGAGCAGGACAACACCAAACCTATCACATCGGCGGGGGTTAATCTCGTCGTGGGAAACATTAACGCATTACTTGCGATTATTTAACGGAGGATTTTGAAAAATGGCAGCTACAACATCGGAACTTTTAACAGCTCTCACAAATGCGCGAAACGCGATACGCACAAAACTCGTTGCACTCGGGCTTGTGGCGGCTACGGCAAAACTTGCGGACTGTGCTACAGCAATCGACGGTATAGACAATAACGGTGCTGTGTCGGCGCAGGTTAAGGAAGGCGAAAGCTACACAATCCCGAAAGGTTATCACAACGGCAGCGGCACTGTGCAAGGTGTCTCGGGCGGCGGCAATTACAACACACAGGCGAAAACCGTCACGCCGACAAAAAAGCAGCAGCAGGTTACTCCCGACTCGGGTTACTATGCTCTGTCAGGCGTGACTGTTAACGCAATACCGGACAATTTTAACGACACATCGGCGGTGACGGCTACAGAAGGCGACGTGCTTGCGAACAAAACTATCGTAGGAGCAGACGGAACCACTATTGCAGGAACAATGCCTAACAACGGAGCCGTTGAAAAGTCGCTCAGCACGACAGACACGTCCTATACCGTCCCCAAAGGCTATCACAGCGGTACAGGCAAGGTATCAATCACAACCGAGACAAAAACAGCTACTCCGACAGAAAAGGCGCAGGACATCACGCCGACTGCGGGAAAAGTGCTGTCTAAGGTTACAGTAGCCGCCATCCCTGCAAAGTACAAGGATGTGTCCGGCGTAACGGCAACCGCGGACAAAGTGCTTGACGGAGCTGTTTTTGTCGACAGCACAGGTGCAGCTGTTGAAGGTACTATGGTTAATCAGGGCACGAAAAAAATTACCATCGACGGACTTACTAATCTTAGCGCAACCATCCCCGCAGGTTATCACGACGGCACCGGCACGGTATCACTCACAGATGATATCCGCGCGGCACTGGCGGCTATATGAGGTGATGTATGGCAAGTATAACTGCAATTAAAACAAATTTGGCTCGGATATCGAAAGCAAAAGCCGACATTATCTCCGCCATAACCGCAAAAGGCGGCACTGTCGCCAGCGGAGCGAAAATCGAGGACTTGCCTGCTTGCATTCGTGCGATTCCCTCGGGTGGGGGCGGAAAAGCAGTTGAGTTTGTTGTGAAATCGAGCGTAAATGTCGTCGCTTATACTAAAGATGGACAAACGCCTGTTGAAGCTGACGGAGACGAAGTTGCTTTGGAAGTGAATGTCGGCGATATGCTTGTCATTAGCGTTGCGTATCAATCGAATTATTTTGTTGTTAATGGCGGAAGCGGCTACAAAGAGCTTGGCTTTTTCCCAACAGCCCGCAGAATGTATGTGTATTGGATACTAATCGAAGAAGCAGGGAACTTAATGCTCTCTTAATAACGAAATAATGAGGAGAAAAAATGATAGTAGAGACAATTATCAAGTGGGCGGTGCCGTTTGTCTGCGGCGGTGCGGTAACATGGGCTGTTACATACATCAAGCTGCGGAAAAAACGTGAAAGTGCGCTCGAGGAAGGATTAAAGTGCCTTCTCCGCGCAGAGATAATCCGCAATCACGACAAGTATCTCGATAGGGGATATTGCCCGATATATGCAAAGGAAGCACTCAAACGCGCCTATGCGGCTTATCACGCGCTCCGTGGCAACGACGTTGCAACACAGCTGTACAATGAGGTCATGGCACTGCCGACAGAACCGCACAACGGAGGTGATGCAAAATGAAAATGAATCTGCCTTACAAGAGCGGCAAAGTCACGCTCACGTCACACTTTGGCTGGCGTACGCTCAACGGACAGCGCGACTACCACAAGGGCGTAGACCTCAGCGGCACGGACAAAACGCTTGTTGCGCCTTGTGACGGAGTTATCGGCTCATCGACAATCATCACGGATAAGAGCAATCTTACATGGCAGTGGGGCAACTACATTCGCATAGACACGCCGGACGGACTTAGGATTTTTATGTGTCACATGGCGCAGAGAAAAGTCAAGGTCGGGCAAAAGGTCAAGGCGGGGGATGTGGTAGGAATCGAGGGCAACACCGGCTACTCCTTCGGCAGTCACTGTCACTTTGAGGTCCGCAAAAACGGTGAATCTGTAGACCCTACTCCCTATCTCGGCATAACCAACGAGTGGGGACAGTACGATATAAAATCTATACCAAAAGGAGAAAAAAACGTGAACACAAACATCAGTCTCGACGTGTCCGGCAAAAAGGGCAATACCAACATCAAGGACAGCTACGACAAGGACGGAATCACATACACCCGCGCGAAGAATTTTGCAATCCTCTATCACGACGCGGACAAGCGCAAGGGCGGCGTGAAGAGATATATTAACGGCGGATTTTTCGCAAACTACCGCTCGGAGGAAGGCGAAACATACACGCTCCCCGTCGCAAATCTCGCCTGTGATATCAAGGAGATTCCGGCGGCGGCAAAGGAAAATCTCTTTGAACACGTCTACGAAAACCACCTTGTATACAGTATCGCCGACAACGCGACGAAGCAGTTTGCGGGCAAAAAGGTATCCACACTGCTCGTGCCGTACTCCGGCAAGCCGATAATCGAGCGCGTTGACAAAATCCCGTCTGGAATCAAGTACGCCGTCAGCGGCGTGCCGGTTGTGGTCGACAAAAAGCCTGTCGATATGAGCTACGTTAACGCGGAGGGCTGGGACGGCTCAACCACTTACGGCACGTCAAGAAATATGCTCGGCATCAGGAGCGGCGAGATATGGGTACTCACGCTCAAGACCACCTCGGCAAACTACATCAAGTCCGGCGAGGTTTGGCGAAAGATACAGGGCGAGGGCTTTGAGGACGTTATTGCCCTTGACGGCGGCGGCTCGTACATCCGTGTCGAGGGAATCAAGAGACGGTCAACGGGCGGCAGTCGTGCGGTCAACAACATTATCGCGTTTTAACGCAGTTTTAACGCAAACGTGAATTATTAACGCAATCATGAAAAAGAAAGACGTTGAATACTCAAAACGTCAGCTCTCGGCAATTATAAAGCTGTGGTTTGCTGGTGCGGTTTTCGGTATGGCGTTTTGCGTAGTCCAGCTGATAATCGCTCCCGACATGGCATCTCTTGACGGACTGCTGACATACATCGGCGCACCAATGAGCTGCGGCGTGGTGGGATATCTCATCAAATCCGCGATGGAAAACCGCGAGAAAATCAAACAAGAATATCACTCCGACTACGGAGAGGAAGAAATAACTTATGAAGATGAAAAAGGAGAATAATATGGACAACAAAATCAACTGGAAGCAGAAGCTGACCTCAAGAAAGCTGTGGGTGACAATCATCGGTATCATTATCGGCGTGGCAATGTCGTTTGGCGTGGGTGAGAGCGACTACGGCGAGATTGCGGGCAAAGTTGCGGGTGCGATTACTGCGATATCCTCTATAATCGGCTACATCTACGGCGAGAGTAAAGTTGACGCGGCGCGGATTGACGCGGAGGGTGTGAAAAGTATTATCGAATCGGCAGAAAGTGAGGACAAGGAGGCATAAAGATTGACGGAGCACGTGCGGCAGAAAAACGCAGTGCAAGAGATAGACGATACGGAGCTGATATCCTCGGCTATCGACAAGTGCAATCTTAAACCGGAATACAAGCGACTTTTGAAAATCCTCTATGTGGAGCGTGGGTGTCTTGAGGACGTGTGTGATGCTGTCGGGCGCGACTACTCGACGGTATCTAAGTGGCACAAACCGGCACTGATACGGCTCGTCCGTCTCTTGCAAAAACAAGGCAAAATAAACGCAAAATAAACGCAAAAATTGCGAAAGAAAAAATCTCTCTGCGATGGTACAATGGTATCAGATACAGAGAGATTTTTTGTATGGAGGATATATGGCGTACAATTTTGGTTACAACACAAATCCGTACTATAGCGGTTACAATCCGCAGATTCAGCAGGTGCAACCGCAACCACAGCAGACCGCGCCACAACCGCAGGTGCAGAGCGGATTTATCTGCCGTCCGGTCACAAGCCGTGAGGAAGCACTCGCGACACCTTGCGATTTTATGGCGGCGGGAGTGATTATGCCCGATATGGCGCACGGCATGATATATCTCAAGAGATTCAACTCGCAGACCGGCGCGTCGGATTTTGCGGATTTTGCATACACACCTCCGACAGCTCCGGCTAAGGACACAGCGGACTACACGCCCCGCGCGGATTTTGACAAACTTTGCGCAGCTTTTGCCGCTCTCCAAACGGAGGTCGAAAAGATGAAAAATCCCACTAAGGGAAAGAAAGAGGTAACGGAAAATGCCTAACCTTAATCCCGCAATGCTCGTAATGCAGGCTCTCGGCGCAGGTCAGCCGCTGAATAACATTCTCGGCAATCTCGCGGGACAGGGGGCGCAGTACGCTAAAGCCGTCGAGCTTATCAAGGGCAAGGACGCGCACCAGCTCCAGACCATGGCACAAAATATGGCGAAAGAGCGCGGTATAGACATTGGTGATTTAATGCGCTCACTCGGTATCAGCAAATAACAACAAATATCAACAAATAACACTTCCCTTTTTCGGTTTGACTGGAGACCTGATTAAAAAACTGTCCAAAATTTAAATTTTGAACATCACGCGAAAGCGGATGAAATAAACCGAAAAGGAGAAAAAACATGGGCAACGAACTTTTGACAGGCTTCCTTGCGGGTCAGGGAGACAGCAACAACCGTGACGGAGGATTCTTCGGCAACGAAGGACTGTGGGCAGTAATCATCCTCGCTATCATCTTCGGCTGGGGACGTAACGGCTTCGGCGGCAACGGTGACGGCTCCGGCATGGGCGCGCTCCCCTACGTAATGGCGGCAGGCACTCAGGGCGGATTAACACGCGCAGACCTCCAGTCCGAGTTTGGATTCAACGGACTCGAGAATTCCGTCCGCGGCGTACAAGAGGGACTTTGTGACGGATTTTATGGACTTAACACGTCCATCCTCAACGGATTCCACGGCGTCGACAACGCGGTTTGCAACCTCGGCTATCAGACGCAGCAGGGATTTAACGCAAATAACGTCGCAATGATGCAGGGCTTTAACGGCGTAGAGCGCGGACAGGCGGCTCTTGCGACACAGCTCCAGCAGTGTTGCTGCGAAAACGGCAGAGCGATGGAGCGCGGATTTGCCGACGTTGGCTACCGCATGGCGACCGACACCTGCGCGATTAACACTAACGCCGCTAACAACACCCGCGACATCATCGACGCGATGAACTGCGGCTTCCGCGGCATATCCGACAGACTGACGGCGCAGGAAATAGCTGCGAAGGACGCGCAGATTGCGGCTCAGACACAGAAGATATTTGGCTTAGAGCTTGCAGCATCACAGCAGGCTCAGAATCAGTATCTTGTCTCGCAGCTCGGCTGTAAGGCTCCCGTACCCGCATTCAACGTCCCCACGCCTTGGCAGTACGGCAACTCCGGCTGTTCCGGCTGCGGCAACTATTGATTCACAACTCCGGCTCTAAGCCGTGACCAACTTCGGGGGAGCGGCGTACCGCTTCCCTTTTGATTTTTTGGAGGTATAAAATGGCTTGTACTAATGTATGCAGACTTTGCCCGCGCTTTATCCTGTCGCAGACGGTATCCTTTACCGGCGGCAACCTGATAATCAATCTCCCGGCGGGCGCGTATAACGCGGGAGAAAAATATTGCATAGTAGTCGCTCAGGCAATCCCGACAGCTACGACAATCACCGCTCCCGTGTACGTCACAATCGGAGATGGCACTACGCTATACCCGCTGACTAACCGTTGTTGCGCTCAGTTGACCGCTTGCTCGATAAGGACCCGGACAAGATACAGCGCAGTTGTAATCACCACACCGACAGGTGGAAGCTTTAGATTGCTTGGCAAACCGGCTTGCGCGCCTAACAACGACCTGCGCTCAATCAACGGCACAGCGCCGACTACCACCACGCCGGGAGGTGAAACCGTATGAAAAAGCTGAATCCAAACTGGCTGCTCATGATGTCGAGTAGCAAGGACAAGCGCGGCGAATACGGCGGCTACGACAGACACGAGCGAGACTATGACCGCAGACCGCGCGATTATGACAGATACGATAGGCGCGAGGACAGATACCCTGATTATGACCGCCGCCGTCAGCCTGACTATGACGAGTACGACGGCTACGGCAAGCGCGACTACTACGGCGAGCACGACATGAGAGACCGCCGCGATTATGACGGACGTGAGCGTGAGAGCTACGGCAAACGTGGGAAAAAGCACGACAAGTTTACCCGTGAGGACGCGGACGAGTGGACGGAGAAAATGAAAAACGCCGACGGCTCGACCGGGAGACACTGGAATTTTGAGCAGACGGAGCAAGTGAGACGGCAGCACGGCTATGACTGCGACCCTGCTGAATTTTACGCTGCGATTAACATGATGTACTCCGATTACTACAAAATAGGCAAGGAGTTTAATCTCAACTCTGTTGACTTCTATGCGGCAATGGCTCACGCTTTCCTTGACGATGAGGATGCGGAAGAAGATAAACTTGCAAAATACTATGAATGCATAGTTGAGAAACATTGACAAATGTTGTGTAAACATGAGTAAATTTTAAAAGAGGATAGTTGTAAAACTACCCTCTTTTATTGTTTATTCTTCTGCAAGTTGACTTAATCGTTAAGGACATGAGCAATAAACACGCTTGTCTTTATAAGTGGTGCTATAATAGAACTTAAGAATAGCAAGAAAAAAACTGTAAAGAATGGGCGATTCTTTACAGTTGGTTGCGGAACGTGATTGAGATACATTAATTTCGTTTCCTTCAACAATATACACTATTTAGCGTGGTTTGTCAACAGGTTTGTCAATCTTTCTTTAAATTTACAAATACTATTCATCAAATCATTTTCGACATTTGCCTAAAATGCACTTCCCTGTCAATGTGTTTGTAAATTGGTTTATCAATGCGTTGAAAATGTTGATTTAGACGTTTGTCAATATTTAGATAACGTCTTGACAAGGCATGACAGATAGTTTAAAATTACATTATGGAAAATATTTTCTCTTTTTTTCTGTTTACTGACCGCGTATTCGCTTTTGAGTTTTCAACAGACAAAATTTATGCGCTTTAGTTCGTGAAACAACATACTTATTACTTTTTATAAGAGATACTTATTATTTTACTATTTTTATATAATTAAAGTAGGGAAATGTTAAACAGGACATTTGGTAACGATAAACAGGACATTTGGTAACGGATAGCAGGACATTTGGTAACTGTAAAACAGGACACTTAGTAACGACAAACAGGACATTTGGTAACTGTAAAACCGAGAAAACACATGGGAAAATTGTTCTTTTGCAGTTTTCAACAATGTTTTCAACATAGTTTTGCACAGAGTTTTCAACATGAAGGGAGTAACCATGAAAAATAGCGATAAAAATATTAATAATTTAGTTGTCAAAAAGAACGAACTAATTCAAAAGTCAAGATACGGAATGACAACACAGGAGCAAAAAGTCATATTGTATACGATAAGCAAGGTAAAACCCGATGATAAAGAACTTTATGAGTATGATTTCAATCTGCAAGATATGTGTGAAGCACTTGGAATTACTCAAAACGGCAAGAATTACAAGAATCTCCGTGAAACGCTTCAATCCATACGCGACAAGTCATTCTGGATAGTGGACGGAAATGTAAGAAAACTATGCGCATGGATTTCGGGTGCGGAAATATACGAAAATGAATCGCGGGTTAGGATTCAGCTTGACAAGCGGCTGGCACCTTATTTGCTTGAACTCAAAGAATCGTATACGGCATATCAGCTTCAAACCGTGTTAAACATGGAATCGAAACACACTATACGTTTGTACGAGATACTTAAAAGCTATGACAATATAGGCGAGTACACCGTTTCTGTTGAAAATTTGAAAACGCTTATGCAAATAGGCGGTTACTCGGATTTTATTGATTTTCGCAAGCGCGTAATCGACACTGCCGTTGACGAAATTAACGCCGTTAGTGATTTGCGTGTAGCCTATGAGCCGAAACGGACGGGAAGGAGTATAACTCACATTAAATTCTCAATCACAAAAGCAAGGAGTAATCCATGAAATACCTAACAATAGCCGAATTCGCCGACAGAGCCGGAGTGACAAGTCAATCGGTATATCAAAGAATTAAGCGGAACGGTCTTGAAGAATATATAGTGACAAGCGAAGACGGAGTAAAAAGAATCTCCGAGGATGCATTGAAACTATATAGCAACTCAAAAAAACACGAAGCAGTTGCGGAAAACGTGTGTGACGCACCACAGGATTGTGAGAGCGAAGAAAACAAAGGACACGAGTGTTTGAACGCAGAAACAATAAAGAGCCTACAGGAGACTGTAGAAGCTCTCAGAAACGTAATTGACAGACAGGCAGACGAACTGAAGCAGAAGACGGAAATGCTTGACGAACGTGATAAGCAGATTTCAGACTACGCCAGCAAGTTTGCCGAACTCGCTCACAACGCGTTACAAACCGCTGTGCAGGCGCAAACGCTCCATGCGGTCAGTGAATCCGACAAGTTTGTTAATGCGCCTCAGAACGTCTCCCAGAACGCCACAGTTGGTAAAAAAACTGTTGCAGACGAGAATGACGTTGAATCAACAAACGAATCCGATGTTGAACAAGATAACAAGCGTAAGTTGAATTGGTTTGCAAAGCTGTTTGGTAAACATTAAACGTGACAAATAATATGTTACTAAACGTTGACAGATATGTTGACAAACGCGTTTAAACGTGCTATAATATTGTTGTGGAACAATGAACTCTGGTTGTTCTTCGTATTGAAACTCCTTTCTTTTAAAATATCCGAGCAACGTGGATGATTCCGCTGTGCAACCGCTCGGACATCGCGCCTATACGTTCAACGGCAGAAGATACCATAACGTGTACAACGGCGGTTCAACTCCGCAAGGCGCGAATTGACATGACTACGTTCCTTTCGGTCTTGTTTTTCGTTTTTGGCGACGGTTCGTAAGGACTGTCGCGCACGGGAACGGCGAATCGGTTGTATGGCGGTCAAAAGGCTGCCTTTGAGGGTTCAAAACCCTCCGTTTCCTTTCGCGACTTCTGTCATGTTCCTCCTTTGTTTATGAATTTGCTGTGTAAAAGAGCACTCTTCTGGATGGGGTGCTCTTTTACGTTGTTAAATGTTTGTCAACATTGAATGTGCGCCGATAAGTGCATAAATTTGTCGAATGTAAAACTAATATATTTTTGTATCTGATTTTAATACGGAATATTAAACTCGGCTATTGCCTTCTCTCGAAAAGCATGTTACACTTGAATTAGAAAATATTTCCAACAAAGAAGGGACAGACAGATGAAGAATTGCAGATTTGAGTTAGCGAATATCGTAAGCAAACTAAACGACAAAGGCATAATCCTTCTTTTGCGCTTCGCGAAACTTCTCGAGAAAAATAAAAATTTTCTCAAATAAACACATTTTCTTTACAAAAGCTATTTACAAACAAGCGTTCGTGTGATATAATCGACAGCAGAATAAAGAAGGGAAGTGCAAAATGAAGGAGCAAATTATAACCGAGATAGCCGAGATACTACAAAGCTACTCCGAGGAACGGCTAAGGCTGATTGTACGACTTGTAACAGTTCTCGCCACAGCGACCGACAAAACAGCGGGACTTTCGGAGAAAGCCGTACTAAGCATTGCAAGACACGCAAAATAGAAAAGAGCAGGGAAGTGATTCCTTGCTCTCTTTTTTCATTCGGCTTTTCTTCCACAAATTTTAGCCCAGTGTTTTACGAACCATGCTTTAAATTCGGGACAATCAACATTTGAACAACGGCGTGCTCTGAAAAGCTGATTGCCTTGATATTTGCATTTTCCGCGTCCGCATGGATAGTCGGGGAATAGTTTTTGCATCTGTTCTATCGTTGGCAGTTCTTTCATATGCACCTCGCCTTAAAAAGGCAGTTCTTCCGAATCGGGGTTTATGTCCTCGAATACAGGTGTGGAGGGAGCTGTTTTCGGTTGAGTGTATGCGTCGGGGATGTAGCTTGACTGCGGAGCGGCTTGCGGCATTTCCGACTTTGCATCAACAAAATGTGCTTCGTCAGCGACAATATCTGTAGCAAAACGCTTCTGTCCCTGCTGGTCAGTCCATGTTCTTGTCTGAAGGGTTCCGACTACGCAGATAGAACTTGCTTTTCTGAAATAGCGCGTGATGAATTCAGCCGTCTGCCGCCACGCTGTTATATTGAAGAAGTCTGCTTTAGTTTCCTCTCCGTCTTTGCCGGAGTAACGTCTGTTGACCGCAACGGTAAATGATGTTACGGAAATTCCGGACGGCGTGGTTTTCAGCTCGGGGTCTGCCGTCAAACGACCTCCGAGGATAACGCGGTTAAAGTTAAAGTTTGCGATAAGTCAACACTTCCTTTCAGTTTTTAAGCAATAGTGTAGCGGCTATGACCTCTGCCGCTATTTGTCCGTACATCATCGCCTTTATTTTCGGCTTGACAGGTTTTGCGTTCGGTGCTTCATATAGTGCAAACGCTCCGATGAAATAACCGACGGCATACCCATACAGCAGTATTGCGACGATTATTTTAATTATCTGCATTGGTTTTCTCCCAGTTTGACGATTTCGGGTATTCGATATCCGTTGCGCAGGTCATATAGCCTATAGCGTCTATAAAGCTGTCGTAGCTCCAGAAAAAGCTTGTCTCCATGCGACCGAGCTTGAACAGCGCCATCAGTATAGCTACGTCTCGCGCTCCTAAATCACAGTCCGCGTCGGGTGCAATGCAATTGTGCTTGAGATACGTTGTCCAGTAATCCGCTATCTTCTCAAAGCTGTTTTCCGGCTCGCCGTACTGCTCGTTGCGGTCGTTGCAGATTATTTTCTTTACTTCGCTAAGGATTGCTTCGCGGTTTTCTTTGCTCATGCGCTTACCTCTCTTAATATTACTTTTATGTAGTCCTCGTTGTGGAAGAACATTGACACGCCTTTGACGTATCTTCGGTTATCGTCGTGTATCAGTAGTCCTTTGAGTGAATCTTCCACCATTTTCAAAATGGCTGCGTGATTGCTTGCGTCCATGTTGTCATTGAAATATGCTTCTATCACAACTGGATTATCAAGGATGACAGGCTTTTTAATGCACTCTCTGACTGCGGCGCGGGTTATTGTGTGCCAATACTCTGCGTCCTTTTTGCGTACCGCCCAATGCTTTCCCGCGTAGTATGCGTTCAGTCCGTAGCGTCTGCTCCATGCGGTCTTTCCAGCTTTGGTCGGCGGGTAGTCGATTTTAAACATTACCGTTTTCGTCGTTATCACCTCCACTCACACACTCGTCACCTCCGCAGAAGTGAAGATAATCGGTATCGTACATTCTCCCGCAGTCAGGGCAATTCACGACCTGCGGCAAGCGTGAGAGAATATACCGCGCATTGTTTATAGCTTCAAGCTCCTCCCACATTTCCTTGTCGGTTTTTCCCTTGCTGAGGAAAAGCTGCTGATTCCGCTCGACATAGCGTTGCATGGCTCTGTCTAAGATTTTTATAATTCCATCCCTTGTCATTATCTCCCCCTCCAGTACGCTTCTATTGATGCTCTAAAGCCGTTGTTCGGCTGCTCTTTGCTGTCGGCGTGATTAAGATTGTCAAGGCATTTTTTAAAACACTCTTCACAAATCGTTCTTCCGTCAACAGGCGGTCTTTTCCCACACAGCTTGCACAGTTTTACGCCATCCATCAGTTCACGCGGAGTAAATCTTTCCGTTTTGCGGCTGTATTCGCGGTTCTTCTTCGTTCGTTCTATCCGACACTCCGTGCAGGATTTATAACCTTTGTCCGCGGGCTTCTTTCCGCAGTAGATACACACTCCGTCCTCTCTTCGACGCGCAAGCATTTTCTTCTTCAGCTCACACTGCCGTTTCTTCTGCTCCGGCGTAAACTCCCTCGGCGAGGTAAAGGTATCGTTGATGCAGTCGGGATAAGGGCAATTAAAGCAGTCGCTTATTTTGCAGTGCATTCGTTTTGTGCTATCCTTTCTTTGCAGTCAATCAACAAAAAGGGAAGTGCTTCGGAGAACACATTCAGCAAGTTAAATCCTTCTTCTTTGCGTGCAAGCATCGCGTGAATGTACAAGTGCTTTCTTGCAAGTTCGAAAAATCCGCTGAGGTTGCAGTCTTCTCTTGCGCAGTTCATGCATGGGGATTCTCCCGCAAGTTTTTCAACTTCTGGCGACGTAATGAACGCTAATCCACACTTTTTGAGAAGTTCATCTGATGTTGTTCTCATTTTGTTTCACCTCGTCTTCTTCCTCCGTATTTCCACAACAGCAGCACTGTGCAAACGGTGGGAACACAAATGACTTGCTTTGGTCGTATACGAAATTTATCTCTTCGTAAACCTCGGGCAACGGCATCCACGCAATGACTTCGTCGTCAATCCCGCTGATTACCTCACTATACACGCCGACTTCCCACCATCCTTTCGGCACGATATATCCGCCTTTTTCGCCATCCTCTGCTACATCTTCGTTGTCATACCAATCCGTGCCATTATCATCCCAGCAGTATTTACTGTCATATTCGTTGATTTTGCCGTCCTCATATATACCAATCGTGATATGCTCATACTTTTTTCCGCGCACGGTGCTCACTGTACACAAGAGCACTCTTTCTTCGGGGTCGGGCATCATTTCTTTGATGCTCATCCAACCATTAATACCGCTTTCCATAGTTTTCCTCCCAATGTTTCTTGATTCTCGCGAAAACGTCCTCTGCCGTCAGCCATCCTTTAACGATGCCGTCTTTGCGTTCTTCCATTGTCAGCAGACCCATTATTTCAAGCCTGTCGCACACTCCGCCGTAGGTTAATGCGCCCTCTATAACACTGCACACTCTTCCTGCGGCGGCGGGGTAACATATCTTATAGCCGTCACAATCGTCGTTTATTACCTTTCGCGGGTAGAAGTCGAACACTATTCCCGCTTCTTCGAGCATTGTTTTCAGCTTAAGGATTTCGTTATACTGTTCCATTTGTTTCCTCCGTTGTTTGCGGCAAGGCTTTCCGCAAGACTCTTCGCCAGCTCGTTTATCTGGCAGTAAGCGAAATATCCTGAATATGTCGGCGGCATTTCCCGCGTCAAGTCTCCCTCGCTTTTCCATATGGCGTTGTTAAAGTTTGCTTTTTCACGCCATCTTACAATATCATCGGCGTATGCTCTCGCCTTATTTCGGGGATAGCGGAATTTCCCCATCAAAAGTTTAATGAATCTTTTCTTTGTCATACCTTACCTCCCATACTGACAGCCTATCATGTTTGACAGCTCCATCAGCTCACGTCTGAGACGCTTTATGTCGGACTGTAATTGTGTGTGATTAGCCATGCCGTTATATACACTCGGCTTGTCCTGATTGCTTTCGATGTCCTTTTGCAGACGTGAGGCAAGTTCTTTCACGAAAATTGCCTGCGCGCTTATTTCTGTTTTGCTTGTCATTCTTCATCCTCGCTTTCTCTTCTTTTGCCATAGTCGCAGTATTGCCAAGGCATAACGCCGTCTCCGCGTCCCAGCATGCACCACAAACAGCCCTCGACGAAGCTGTCCTCGTAGCGGTCTTTGCGGTCAAGCTTTCTGTGATGGATGCAGTCTTTGCACCTCACTACCTCTACAACATCTTCGTCTGTGTCCTCGGCATACGCAAACACAATGTTGTACATCTCGTCGGCAACGGGATTCTCGCCTATCTCCGGCATTATCTCGCGCAGCCTGTACAGTAGCTCTTGTAATCTTTCGTATTCAGTCATTCCTCTTCTTCCTTGTACACATACTCGACCGCCGCGAGAAGCTGCTTTACTTCTTCGTATGATTCGGCGACGGTATAGTTTGAGCCCTCCGCTTCAAAATTTATTAGTGTGGCGTATTCTTCGCTCTCTAAATCAAACAGTGGCGTCACATAGGTAATGTGCCTTGTGCTTATGAGCACCGATTCTTTATGGTAAAAGTCGTGCAGTTCGATAAAGTTATTCACCCTTGTTCTCCTTGTTGTTAAGCCATTCGCAGAATTTTTCGCAGTCCTCTTTGCTCTCGAATACCGTATCATAACTACAACCATAACTATCTATAATTTCCTGTTTAAAATCGCCGCTGCGTACTACATTACAGCGCACATATTCGCTGTAACTCTCACCGTCTCCCCGTACCTTGTCGTAATAAAACTGTACTGTTTCAGGCGATTTGCTTGCGAAAATACGCGCAAGTCTTGTCTCAGCAGGGTAATATATCACGTTTTTATGGCGGCATTTGCACTGCTCGCGGTATTTCGTGCCTTGCGGAGAGTAAAACGTGATATACCCGCCCTCATCGCACTTGTCGCATTTTTCTTTGGGTTCGTCGTATCGCCTTGCCGCTCTCCATCCTACCGCACAGCATTCAGCAAGTATTTCCTGCGCTTTCTTGTTGCGGTACTTGCGTTCAATATCCGCTTCGGCTTTTGCCATCTTTGCGATTTCGTCATGGTACTTGCGCTCGATTTCGTTTTTGCGTGCTTTGTAGTCTTTCAGCTCGTCGAGTTCCTTTTGGAGCTTTTCTATATGTGCCTTGGTTTCACGCTTGATATCCGCTCTAAGCGCAGTTTTAAAATCCTCTATCTGTTCATCAAATTCGGGCGTATCGTCCCAAAAATCCACAAAAACTCCAAAATGCTCTTCTTCAAGGTCATTTTCATCTTCAAAGTATTCTTCTTCGTAGTTATTCATCGACATTTCATTCGTCCTCCTGTAAAATGTAGTCTCCCCACTGCTCCGCGAATGCTTTCGCGATTCCAGGGAAGGTTTTGCTTCGTGTTTTTTCCCGGTCTGTGTTTCGCGTTTCTTCCCATGTTCTGTTTTTGCCGTTGCTGTACTTGCCGTATAGCTTTCCTAAATCGGGTTCATCGGTGCATTTTGGCACAAGCGAGGGAAGATTCTGCGTCCACAGGCAGGTTGTTTTCTTTGTGTAGTTTTCCGTATCGTTTTCACCGTCCGAAAACATATACGGATGTATTATTTGATTCGGCTTGCGGTACGCCGTATTCATAAAGCCTATCGGATTCTCTATTGCCTTATGCGGAATGTCGGCAAGAGCGAAATACATAAAGAATATCGCCGCTTTCGCTCTGTCTTCCCATCGCCGCACAACTTTTTCGGAGGGGGTACATCTGAGCGAAAACGCACGTGTCGCGACATTGCTTAGATATGTACACGGCGGGTGCGCAATCAGCAAGTCCCACTTCGATATGTGGTGTATCTGTCCGTCCATTGTGGTTATTTCTCCCGCGTCAAGTGCTTTCACCGCATCTCCGAGTATGTGATATTCGGGATGCCCGCCGGAACACTCCTGTATATCGCAGGAGAAAGCGTTAAATCCTCTCGCGCGGAACGCCATGCACACGCGCTGTGATTCTTCGCAAGCCACAAGGACGTTTATTTTCGTCGGGTCTTTCATTTGTCCTCCATCATTCCACTATCGGGAGAAAAATCTGAGAGTTTTTCATTTTTTCGATGGTATATGCCCCCATTTTGTCACCGGAATCGCTTGTAAGCTCTCCTTCAATACACTCATATATTTTCCCCTTAGTAAATCCATCTCCGCTGTATGCCACGCAAACAACCTTGCCGTTAAACCAATCAACTTTCTTCTCGAAAATCTTCTTCACGACAGCTTCAACGGCGGCTTTCTCGCTGTATTCGTCTTTGCTGTAGCGCGTCACGGTTGCTTCTTTCGCTACGTCCTTGCCGAGTATCAGCTTTGCCGTGGTGGTGTCGCCGGATGATGTGATAATCAACTTAAATTCACGGGTTGGTTTGTCTTTGATTGGCTCTATGAGTTCGAAATTTTCCTCCGATGCCCATTGACCGTAGCCGGGCGTTGTTAACCCACGGCAGCCATGATAAGAAGGGCGTGGGATGTCAAACTCCACGGCATAACCTGTGCCGCTGTTATATGCCATTATTGTTCCTGTGTCTCCGATTTCGCACGTCAGATAATCATTACGAACTATCTTGACTCTGTCCCCAACTTTAAACTTTGCCATTACTGTACTCCTTTCAATTTTGCAAGCTTTTCTTCGAGTTCTCGCACTCTGTATTCTTTTATGCATTCTTCAAATTCTGTCTTTGTTGACGTGTAAATTTCGTCAAAGTCTTTGTAAAGTTTGTATCCACTCTGCACAGAGAAGATGTATTCCTTGTTTATGCGGTCATAGTCATATGGGTGGTAAGCGAGAATCGTGTCGTTGAATCTGTTCCAAACGTCGTTTGCTTTGCCACCGTACAGCAAATGCGAATCGTAGTTGCCGCAGAAGTTAAGTCTGCCGCATCCGCCAGTGTCGACGAGCATATGCCACACACTGTCGCTCGGCTCGTAATGCGTTTCCGAGTTGGTAAGTAGCGGCTTTTTTAGGATTTTGAAGCCGAAGCCGTGACCGCCGTTTAAAAAGTAACCGTAGCTGTAAGAGTAAAATTCTTTAAGGGGTATATCATACATCTCGCTGATTCCCAATATATCCACTAATTCCTCGATTCTCCATCGGGGATATTTGCTTTTGAGGTACTTTGTGTTTTTAAGCGTTTCTCTCGCGAGTTCTAAGTCTTCCATATTATCTTCCTTTCTGCCGGATTCCGTCCGGCGCGGTATTTTTGCTTTTCCGTTTCACCGCTTATCTATGCGTTTCCATTCCGTTGCAAGTCCTCTCATTGCTCTTCGATTCCGTTTCGGGTCCCGTCGTAGCGATTCGGTGTCATTCCGTTGCCGCTCTCAGCGTCGCCTTTCCATTCGATTCCTTTTCGGCGCAGTGCGAGTCTGGGCTTTTCCGTTGCTAATCGTGTCGTAGCTTATCTGTTCCGTTGCGGTTATCTTCCTGTGCTGCCGAAGCCGTTTTCTCCGCGCTCTCCGCTTGCTATCTCGTCTGCTATAACTACATCGCTTGTGTCGCAGGCTGTTACCACAAGCTGTGATATCTTGTCTCCGCGTTTTACCGTGTAAATCTCGTGAGAGTGGTTGTATAGCTTTATCTTGATACTGCCGCCGTAGCCGCTGTCCACTAATCCAGTTGAGAGAATGCCGTGGTTTATATTAAGTCCACTCTTTGACCATATCTGACCGCAGAATCCCTCGGGTATCTCCGCGCACACTCCCGTGTCTATTGTCGCGCTGTCTCCCGGGTAAATCGTGACCGTGACGGGGGATAAGAGGTCTACTCCCGCGTCCTGCTTATGCGCTCTTATCGGTGCGAACGCTCCTGCTTTAAGTTTGAAGTTCATTCTAAAATCCTTCCCATGCTGTCGGAAAGCTTTTTGTACGTATCACCCGCCATCAGCATTGTTACAACATTTTCCGACAATGCTTTCCTTGTCGTTTCGTCAAACATGTCCTTTATTTTGAAATTTATATCTTCTTTAAGTTTTTCCACTAATCTGTTTATTGTAATTCCGCAGTAATCGGTGACAGTCTTAGTTATCTTTTCCGAACTCAGTCCTGATTCCACAGCTTTAGCGGTGCATTCGCTGAGGTAGTCGTTCCTGCTTAGCGTTCTCTGGGATGAACTCCAGCAGTCGCCTATGGTTATGTCTTTCTGCATATAGGCTTTTATTTCATCGTCAACGGCTTTTTCGAGCGATTTCTCAGCGTACACTTTAGCTGCTTTTTCTATTTCTGACCTCACTGTTTCTCTCACATACTTGTCGATAATGTCATATATTGCGCGTTCCACGGTGTTTTCTACGGTGTGCTTGATATAATCATTAACATTTGGAATGTCGAGCGTGATTTTAAATTCGTTCTTGCTTATATCTCCGCTGTCGTTGTACGGACAACTGCTCGCGCCACCCTCGCAAGCGCAATTCGGCGTACCGTCGTAATAGTCAAACCCTTCACAGTATTCGCATTTTTCGCAATCTTTCATGTTTGTTTATCCTCCTTATAACGCCACTCGGGCAACTTCTTTCATGATTTTTTCGTATTCGCCTATGTCAAGGTGTATCGGCGGGTTCTTTGGTTCTTTCGGCGGTTCTTTTCGGCTTACCGCTCCCGCGTCCTCCACAATGTTGATTATCGTGTACAGCATATCGCGCCTTTTGCGGAGGTTTGCGCGTTCTTCGTTCGGCGCGTTTCTCTTGTCGGCTGTTCTGAGACTGCTTTCGGTCTTTTTCAGCACCTTCCAGAGGTACGCCAGCTCTTCAGAGTAGTCGTTGTGGTATTTCGCATAGCATATCGGGCATACCTGTCTCCCTTCGGGTATCACAGCTCCGCACGTTACGCATCTTTCTGCGTCAGTCATTGTTTTGTTCCTTTCGTTTTTGGTTTTGCTCTGTGCCGCTTCCGTGAGGTGTTCATCTTCTGCACACCTCTCTGATTGTTTCCGCCGATACGTAGCCGAGACGCTGACTGTCGGTGTGCATTCCGCGGCTGTCGTATCTCACGCGGATTCTCCTGCGCTTCTTCGGCAGTATGCGCTCATACGCTCTGAGAAGCTCTCTGGCGGCTGTTATTGCTATGGTGAGCAAACACATTGCCAATCCGCTTACGGCGAACACGACGCATGAGGGAACGGTGTAGTACCACATTCCGCATGAGGTTATAACTCCGAGCATTGTCACGCCGCTCGATATCAGCGTATTCTGTATCAGCCTTTGTTTCATTGCCTGTGTCCTTTCGGTTAGTACATTGTCGGGAGGATAATGCTTGCCCATCTCTCAACGTCTTTGATTTCGTAATCTCTTTTTCCGTCGCTTGTGATTCCCCAGCCGTCGTATTTTGCGGAGTAGTTCGCTACGGTTGCTATGCCGCCGGAAGTCCAAATGAGGTAATCGCCGGACACCTTCGGCTTTTTGCTCGGGAGATTCCGGGAGGTGAGTGCAAATTCGGTGAGTTCTATGTTATCAGTCATGGTATTTTGTCCTTTCCAATGTGTCGAGCAGTCTGTTTCTGCTCGAGTTAAATTCGTTTTCGGTAAGTCTGTTTGTTTCCGCTGTTTGTGGCATTTGCTTTGTTACAGTGCCGAGCAGTGCCTTGATTTCGGACGGCGTTTCGTTGTCGAATCTCACTCTGTCACGGATGATGCCTATCTGTTTGAGGAACTGCCCGTGAGTGACGGTGTTAAACGTATCGGTGTCAACCTGTGAAAGTTCTCGGAGAGTGTTCGGTGTACCGAGGTATCTTTGCAGTTCGGGAGGAAGTTTCGCGAATTCCTCTTTTGCTCCGTAGTAGCCGTTCGACACTGCCGCCTTCAGCTGAGACCACAGTTCTTCGTCCGTCTTTTCTCCCGTCGCCGCTCTGCGCATTTCTCGTATCTGCGTCTTGATGTCCGCTATCGTCGGAGGAAAGCCTGTGTGTTCTTCAATGACCTTGTACAGAGCGATTTTGACAACGTTCACGTCCTCTTCGCGAAACATATCGCACCACACAGATACGGTGTCCTCTGCGTCCGTTTTGCTCATCTTCGAGTAAAACCCGGGATATGCGACTTTGAGAATTTTCAGCGTTGCTATTACGTCTGTTCTGTCCATCGGCTTTCTCTTTTCGCTTTTTCTTTTTCAAGTTCCTCGTTGAGGTAATTTAGAAATTCATCACCTCCCGATTTTTCGCTGCAAGTTGGTGCGGCTGATACGGTGTCGTATATGTCCTGCCATCGCCACTGGTAGAAGTATGTCGAGCCTGCAAGTATGTACTGTTCGCTCGTGCGCTTTGCGGCTATGTAGTCCTTGTACCTCCTGATACCGTCGGCTATAGTCTCGTCGGTCACTCCGGCTGCTATAGCTCTCTGATAGCTCTCAAAAGCGTTCTTTTTTCCGTTTTTCTTAGGGTATTCTGCCCATAAGGCTTCAAAACGCTCTCCAATCGTCGGTTTTCTGTGTTTAACCTCGGATTCCGGCGGGTCAATGGGTTCAAAGCCTTCGAAGAAGGGTATCTGCTCGTCCTCACACGCGCCCGCGCACACGCCCGTTAGTGCTTCTTCTCTTTTCTCTTCAAGAGGGGGATTATAGGGGGAGTTAATAAGGGGGTATGGGGGAAAAGAAGAGGGGGAACAAGGGGGAGACGCTTCTCTTTTCTCTTCTTGAATCACTGTGACTTGTTTGTGACTATCACTGTGACCGTCACTGTGACTATCACTGTGATTTAACAGTGACGTCTCTGTGACTTTGTTTCTTGCCTTTCGGACTATCAGCTTGTGATACTCCGCTCTTTTGCGGTCGACATAAATGTCGGTCGCAATATACTGCAATTTTCCTGTTATCTCGGGTTCGCTCTCGTCTCTCAGAATCGCCATCACAAGTGTTTTGAAGTCCTTCGGAGGGAGCATATCGAGCTTAGCTATCCATCTGTCGGGGATGTTCACTTCACATCATCCTCTCTCACAAGATAGAGCTTGAAGCCGAGATAGTGTATTATCTGCATTATCTCGTTCAACTTGAAATGCGCTTTTCTGCCGTTATTGGCGGGGTTGATTCCGCTGAGTTTATAGCTTATTGTTTTCGGTTCTATTTCAAGCAGGTCTGCTATTCCGCCGTCGGTGTAGCCGCGCGATTTCCAGTTGATGTGCAGCTCACTCACAAGGTGTCTCTCGCCTATTATTTCCGTTGCCTTTCTCATCTTTCCGTGCCTCCTTTCGTCTGCATGATTGTATAGGGTTCTGTTGTTCGCCGTTCAGCTCGTAGAGTTTTCCGCTTCCGCGCTTAGGCATTAGCTTCGGTTCCTGTGCCCTGTTCTGTTGGAGTTTCGCTTGCGGGTATATCGTCGAGGTCTGCAAAATCAACGTCAAGAGGTTCGTTCTTCGGCTTCTGCGCTTTAGGAGCTTTCTGAGCGGGTTCTGCGGGGCTTAAATCGGGCATCTCGTTTTCTATATACATCTGTGAGAATTCCTGTGGGAATGCGGCTCTGAGTGCTCTTACGACAGCCACCTTTTCACACATTGTTGCGGGCTTATCTCTCCAGTTGGAGTTGAGTTCGCCGCTTGACTTGCGCTGTGCCACTTCGGAGAATGCTACCGACATATATTCGGGGTGGCTGCGGGATTTGCGGTAAACCTTGCACCATGCGCCGAGTAAGTCGTCATTGCTTGTGTTGTAGAAACATCCTAAAGTCTCTTTTATCTCGCCGGTTTCCTTATCTTGCAGGATAAGTCCGCTTTCCTTTCCGTCGTAGTCGGGGTGTGCATCCGCTCTCTCAACATACACGTCCTTTGACACAACGATTGTCGCGGGCTGTGTGCCGTACTTAATGCAGTATGCTTCTTTGAGGAACGGATTCAGCTTTCTTGCGCGGCAGAGTTCTGAGAAGAATTTGAACTCCGCGAGAGTGACATTTGCGTTATTGCCTGTGATGAATTTGGTGACGATTGAGGGGGAGAGTTTAACTGTATCTCCGCGAGAATCTTGAAACTCAACCATTGCTCTTTCATCTAATGTTTTCTTTTCCTGTGTCTGAGGTGCGTCCATGTTCAGTTATCCTTTCTTGCGTTAAACGGTTTATAATCTTCGTACTGTATGCCTTCTTGCTCCATGAAGTTTCTGAGCTTCACGAGCTGTTCCTTAGTGCCTGTGGCAATGTAAGTGAGCCTATAGAGCTTAGCGTCCTCTGACGGCGTTGTGGGCGTTTCTGGTGCGTTTTCTTTTAGGCTGTCGAGGGCTTCCTTCATGTGCTTGTCGGCGGCTTCAAGGCGTTTTTTGATGCTTTTTGCGTCGTTCTCAAAGTCGATATATCCGGCGAGGACTGCGGTTTTTATTCCGGCTACGTAGTCGCTGAAATTCGCCGTCATTTTGCGGAGCTTTGTTCTTGCCTTGCGGTAGTCCTTTGCGGTGTCTTCCGTTATCGGCACGTTTTCTACTCTGTCGCAGAACTCGTTTATCGGAGCTATGAGGTCTGCAAGGTGGTTTTCAAGGACAAGCTCGCTCTTTATCTCGACGAGGTTCACGCCTTCGGGAATGATATCCTCGGTGTAGATGTTGGCGAGAGCTGTTATCTCGTTTGTCTCGGTCATTTGGTTGTCTCCTTTTTTCTTCTCTTAAAGCAGGCATATGCGCCTGTGCATTTCTTTGCGGTGCAGGTCAGGCAGACGGCTGTATCTGCCGGTTCTATTTTGTCATGTGATGCGGTTTTGCGTCCCTTGCGTGGCTTCACTTCCGGCGGCTGGGTGTGCAGATTGGACACATCATAAAGGTATCTCGGCATTCTTCATCCGCTCCTTTCGGTCTTCTTCGCCCTGTTCGGTGTCTACGGGGTCGCAGTTCAGTGCTTCCAGCGTCTTGCCGAGGGAGTAGAAGAAGAAGTCTGCTGTGCAGTCGGGACAGATATACTCGACATTGTCTCCGTCGTATGTGATGAGGACGGGCTTTCCGATGTGGTCTGATGTGATATCGCCGTGACAGCGGGTGCATATGTGGTGATTTTCGGCGATTGCCTTATCAACGTATGTCCACTCGCTGAATTTGTAGGGGCTGCTCATTTGATGTCCTCTTTCTTTTCGTCAGCCTTGTTGTCTTTGTGGTACTTTTTCTTAGCCGCAGCATATCCCTGCACATACGCGAGGAGAAGCGCGCGCCCTTCCTTGTCGGTTTCGAGACAAGCTGTTTCAATATTTTCGAGAATAGAATTGTCGAATTCTTTCAGCTGTTCTTTTTTCATATTATCACCTCCATGTGTTGTACACTCATTAATTTGTGGTACATACACATTATATCACCGCGTGTTGTGTTTGTCAACACTATTTAAATAAAAAAATAAAAAAATTTTGCTCATTTGTGTTGACAACACATTAAATAAAGAGTATAATATTACACGAAGGAGGTGATGATATGATAGCTGAGAATATAAGAACTTTGAGAAAAGAACTCGGCTTATCACAAACGGAATTCGCCAAAAGAATTTACGTCTCGCGCGATGTCATAAGCAATATCGAGTTGAAAAGAGTTGAACCAACTGAGCTAATAGTAAATGTCATATGCGTTGAATTCGGCGTAAATGAATCTTGGCTGAAAACTGGCGAAGGCAATATGTTCCAATTGAAAGTCGCTGAAGACAAGATATTTGATGCATTCGGCAAACTGGCTCATGAAGCGGATTCTTCGTTTGTTAAACAGTTTGTGGCGGCACTTGCAGAACTTACGCCTGAAGAGTGGAAGACAATAGAAAACTTTGCTTGGAAAGTAGTCGAACGTCAGAAAGAAGCAGACGATAAGTAAAGCAAATAAAAAAAGAGCAGGGAAGTGATTCCTTGCTCTTTTGAGTTGATTTGATTTTACTTTAATCCTTCGAGTTCTTTGATTCTTTCGTCAATTTCGTCTAACGCTTGTCTGATACTCTCGTTATTCTTGTTGATTTCTTTGGTCTTTTCGGAAATTTCGTGGTTGCGTTTGCCTAATTCGGTTTGCTCGTATTCCCTATCCCATTTCGCCCTGAGCCAAAACGTACACGCGCCCATGAGAACCATTACAAGCAGAAACGCGAGGAAAATTTTCAGTGCTTTCATATTGATGCTCCTTTCGGTTTTGAAAAAATGATACCACAAGTTGTACAAAAATGCAATAAAACATTGACAAGTTGTCAAAAATATAATAAAATAGTGAAAAAGAGAAGGGAAGAATAACAAAATGGATGATGGAGATAGAGCACGGAAGTACAGGCGAAAACTCAAAAGGGAAAGAACGCTTTGGACAATAGCGATTATACTGCCGATTCTTACTATAGCTTTTGTTTTCTATGCTTCTGTGCGGTCTGACGCTAAAGTGAAAGAATTCAGGGAACGACAGGAAGCCGAAAGCATAGAACAAGCTCGGCTGGAAGCTGAAAAGGCGGCTGAGACAAGCGAAGAAACCTCGCGCACTGTGACTATAAGAAAGCAAGTCCCCGCCGAAACCAAAAAGGTTGTTGAGATACCCGAAGGAACTGTACTTTACGATGGCGATTACGCTAAAATCACATATCAGGGAACGGTTCTCGATAAAGAATGGTTTCCTAATGTCGGAAGCATGAGAGTAACTATCGAAAACAAATGTGATAAGGAAATTGATGTATCTTTCGGCGAGGTGGCTATAAATGGCGAAAGTTACTCTGTCGTATCTCTCGGAGGTTCATGCGCGGCGAACGCGAAGAAAACGGTGAATTACCGCTCATTCGGAGAGCCGGAAATTCCTTATTACGTGGTGGTTAAAACCTTATCGACAACAATTACGATTATGGATAGCGACTACAATTTCCCTGTATCTAATTATCAGGTTAATATAACTGCGGAAGATTGACAGCGAATAAAAAAAGAGCCTTTCGGCTCTCTTTTTTTGGCTTTATTTGATTTCTTCCCAGGTGAATCTGCCTTTACGGGTTTTGCCGCCTGTATGGTTAATGCAATGTGAAAGTGCTCCGCTGTTAATGCGGAAAAAATCAGCAGCCTCTCTAACCGAGCGGAAAACTCTACCACTCTCAACATGGCGAACCGCCTTGCGTTGATTCCCGTAATCCTTGGGCACGTATCCGTTGACCAATGCGTCTTTGATGCGTTTTTCTGCGTAAGAAAATCCTTTTGTCTCAGCCCAAACCTTGATTGAACCGCGTGGAATGCCCGACAACTCTGCCCATGAAGAGCACGAAAGCCTTTTTCCGTCGACGGTAAAGAACAACGTCTTTCGGCGGTTATTTATGTTCGCTTGACGCGTTATCCACCGGCAATTTTCGGGGCAATAATTTCCGTCGTTGTCTACGCGGTCGAGGTCAAGACCTTGTTGATAGCCATTTGTCAACGCCCATTCGCAAAACGGCTCGAACGCTTGCCATTCCGCGCAAACCGAGATGCCTCTTGCTCCATAATTTTTGTAAGCATGACATTTAGGGTTCTGTGTCCGCTGTTTCATGGCTTTCCATGCCCAGTAAAGAGACTTATTCCTTTGTCTTAACGTACTCATTGTTCCCACCGATTATATTGCCGTCTGTGTCGAGTTCGTCCCACAGATGTCTTCCTTTTCCGGAATTTCTCCACTGACCGAAGCCGCTGTACTTGCCGTAATCAAGCCATTCGCGGACTGCCGGCTCGAGTTTTTCATCGAACAGCAGAATTGTGAACTCGACGGAAGAACCGGCGGGAAGAGTTTCAGACGCGGCAAGGGCTGTTCTTTCGCCTGTTGCGCCGTTGGTTCTCAGCGGTCGTTCGCATATGCCAAGCTCGCCGTTGACTTTATACGGTGCGAAACGCGGCTCGACGAATATCAGCTTGTCAATTACCTTTTTGTAAGCCTTGATTTTGGCTGATTCTGTCGTCTTGACGCGGGAAAGTCCGCCGCAGGCATCCTTAAACGCGCCTTTGATTTGGTAATCCCAAACGCCGGGATTACCGTCCTGTTTAGGGAAGACCGTCACTCCTTTGTCTTCCTCGTTTCCGATTGCATCTATCTCGTCCTCTGTATCAAGCGAGTCCGGTGCTTTGCTTGCTATGTACTCGCTATAGATTTTCTCACTCGATGGGGACGAGCCTAACACCTCTTCTACAAACGTCAGTCTAACTTTCATTTCTTTTGCTACAAATTCCGCCATTTTTTTATTCCTTTCCTTTCTTTTCCTTTACGCCGCATGTCCTTCTTTGTGACGCAATGCATTGCATTTCCTTTTCGTTTCTGGTCCGGACCAAGCTTCTCTACTCCGTGCCTTTGCTTCTCTCGTCCTTTCCAACTGTGCTATGCATATCCTTTGCTTTTCCATCTATTGGTTGCAGTGCCTTTGCATTTCTGGTCCACGCTAAACTTTTCGCGACGGTTCATTACTGACCCAATCTGTGCCAATCCGTCGCTGTGCGAAGCGTTGCTGCTCCTCTCCACTCCACGCCGTTTCTTTGCCAGCATATCTGTGCCTTTGCTTATCGTTGCATTTCTCCGCATACCAACTGTGCCATTCCGTTGCTGCGCGTCGTGATGCAAAGCCCCTCTTTTCCGCGCGAATCCGTTTCTGTGCCGGACAAATCAATGCCCAACTATGCCGAGCCGTTGCATCAATTTTTTAGTTTTCCTCCATCACCTCCTTAATTTTCGCCGACACAACATCCGCCGCCAGCAGTTCAAGGACGTAGGACGGCGGCGTTCGCTCGCCCACATCCCAATGTTCGACGGTTCTTCTCGGGATGCGATACTCGCGGACAAATGATTCCTGCGTTAATCCGCTGATGGCGCGGAGCTTTTTAAAATTAAAATCGTGCGCCAGCTCCCAGATGATGGTTAGGATTTTGATGGGCGCGTCTCCGCTTCCGTCGGCGGGATAGCATTCCTCCGGCAGGCTGCCGCCTACCTCGGCGATGTACTGCTCCAATGATGAGCAGTCCTCCGCGTCGATTCTCAAGCGGTGAAAAACCGATAACAGCATGATTATACCTCCTGATGATACATAATATTTTTAACAACCTCGTCGATTGTGACGTAACGCGGGTCGTCGACGGGGTTGGAGTAGACATCGTCATCTTCGCGATAAAAGAGGGCAAACGTAGCGGGGGAACACGTCGGCAGCTGCGCCAACCTGCGGAGGGTGGGAATATCGCTCTCCAAAAAGTTGTCGGCGTAGGCTTTAACCGCGAGGGAGTGGAGCTGACGCGAGATTTTGAGCGTCAGTTTGGAGAGTGTCTCGCGGTGCTGACCGTTGAGGACTTCCGTCCATGACAGAATAGAATCTGCTTGGTCACGTTCCTCACTTGCACTGTGTTCTTCGCGGGAGTAATATTCGTCCTGCTCGGCGTAGAGATTGTCGAGCATTTTGATGACGTTCGCGACTTCGCCGCCCGCGAGTTCGGAAAGCGGGGAGGAAGACACGGAGTTAATAAGAACTTCCGCTTCTTCGGCTCTCGATGTGTCGCGGACGAACAGAAATGTGCCTGCTATGTCGTCGAGAAAACCGAAGTCGGCTATGCCTGCCTTGATGTAGTCGGAGAAAATGATATCTCCGATGGGACGGACAGTAGCGAGGTCGAGCTTGTCCCCGCCATCGAAAATGACGGTAGCGAGGTCAAACGCGTTGTCCGAACCCCATCTGTCGGGACAGGTGCGGGAGCTGTCTCTCCACTCGCGGTCGAGGAAGAAATGCGCGTCTTCTTCCCTCCACAGGCAGCAGTACGAAGTGTCGCCTATGCGGATTTCCTCGACATAGGCGGATGCGCGGTCGCTCTCGGTTTCCCCCAGAGAACGGAAGAACGCGGTGCAGTGGGCGAAAAATGAGTTTGCTCCGTTGACGGGGACGAAACGGTGGGAAGATGATGATGCGTATTTATACATGATTGTACTCCTTTATTTTCCTTATTTTTGATACCTCCCTCCGAAGAGGGAACGCACCGAGCCTGAATCCTATTTAGAGCCGCTCGGTCGGCTTGATTAAAGGACCGCCCCCTCTGGGAAACAGTCGCACTTTGCCAGCTTTTCGATGAGCTCTACTTGTGTCATGTGGTAGCCGGGTTCGGCGAGTCTCTTAATCGTGTGAGCGTAGCTGTGCTCATCGTCGTAGTAGTCGTTTTTCTCGTCGTCGTCATATTTCTCGTGATATTCGCCGATGATGTCTAGTGCGTACTCCTTGTATACGTAGCACTTTTGTGCGAAAATGTCGTCGATGAGGCGGAGAAAACCGTATCTTTTAATAGCTTCCTCGGCGGTGATTCGCTTGCCCTGGTCGATGATGACCTCCTTGGCGAGCTCGGCGAAGGAGTAGGAGAAGCTGAGTTCAACCGCACTGCTGTGCTTGGTTTCGAGGAGCTCTCGGAGTTCGATTGCCCCCTCCGTGTCCTCGTCGGCTACCTTGAGAAGATTTCCGTCGTCGATGACGTAAGAATAAAGGAGGTTTTCGGCGGGCTGCGTGTTGAGAATGATGTGGAGTTCGGGAGATGACTCAAAAGCTATCTCGTAGCCGTCGACACCTCCGTCAGTCGGGAGGTCGTCGGGGCGGCGTGAGCGGCGAGAATGGGAATCTTCCCATTTGTCGATTCTCTCGGCTATGAAGCGAGCATCTTCTACTGCTTCGGCGAATCCGTAGTAAACTTTGGTGTCGCCGTCGTAGGGGTAGTCTTCGTGGAGGAGAGCGATTCTCACCGCCCAGCTTTTGGGTTCTTCCGGCTCGTCGTCGGGCTGGTAGCTGTCGGCTACCCAGTCGAGGTCTTCGTATGAGTATTCCTCGCCGTCGATGATGTAGGTCTGGTCTTCGGTGGCTTCCGCTCCTGCCCACTCGATAGCTTCGTCGAGGGTGAGGTTTTCTCCGCCGAGAACTGAATAGAGGGTTTTTCCTGTGTTTTTGTCGATAAGCTTCATGATTTTTCTCCTTTTGTTTCGTTCTTTCTTTTGTTTACGCTTATATTATACCACCCATTGGCGCATTTGTCAATAGGTTT